CGATACCTCTCAAAAACGTACAAAACAAAACAACCAAACATAAATCAACGCGGGGTGGAGCAGCCCGGTAGCTCGTCAGGCTCATAACCTGAAGGTCATAGGTTCAAATCCTATCCCCGCAACCAAAAAATAAAAAGATATCAGATGCTTAGAACCCGACGTAAACCGTCGGGTTTTTGCTTTTGGATTTCTTGTCAACACCTGGTCAACGTTTTGCGAGCCCCCCATCGACGGTGCGGATAATCGTCGAAAGTACACTCACAGCACCAACTCATAGTGCGTGCTGCGGCCGCCGCCTTCGCCCTTCCGGAGCAGGCCGAGCTCGAGCAGCGCCGCGATGTCGCGGTTCGCGGTGTCCTGTGAGCACTTGGCGATGATGGCCCACTTCGAAGAGGTCATCTTTCCCTCGAACCCATCAAGCAAGCGGTTCAGTACCTTGATCTGGCGTTCGTTCAGCGCCAGTGCTGCAGTGCGTTCCCAGAACTGCCCCTTGGCAACGACCGCCGCCAAGACGCCATCTGCGCCGTGGATGGCTCGGCCGAGGCAGTCGAGGAACCACAAAATCCACGCCGTGACGTCCGTGCCGCCCTTCTGGGTGCGCTCAAGCTGGTCGTAGTACGCGTTCCGCTCGGTCCTGATCTGCGCGGACATACTGTAGAACCGCTGCGAGCTCCCCTCCGACCGGGCAAGCGCCAGGTCAGCGATGGCGCGGGCGATGCGGCCGTTGCCGTCCTCGAATGGGTGGATCGTCACAAACCACAGATGCGCCAGCGCCGCCTTGATCACAGGGTCGGTGGCCAAGGGCGCGTTGAACCATGCGAGGAAGGCTTCCATTTCCTCCGCGACGCGCGGTGCTGGCGGGGCCGAGTAGTGAACCTTCTCCCGGCCGTAGGGCCCCGACACAACCTGCATCGGGCCGGTACTGTCATCGCGCCAGTCCCCGACGATGATCTTCGTCATGCCGCTGCGGCCGGTGGGGAACAAAGCCGCATGCCATCCGAAAAGGCGCTCGGCGGTGAGCGCGGCCTGATAGTTCCGCGTCGCGTCCAGCATCACCTCGACGATGCCCTCCACATTGCGATCGGTCGGAGGCAGGGCGCCAATGTCGATGCCAAGCCGTCGCGCGAGGGATGACCGCACCTGAGTGGCATCCAGCTGCTCGCCCTCGATCTCGCTTGTCTTGACAACATCCTGCGTGAGGGTCTGCAGGACCGCCTCCTCGCGCAGCTTGAAGCCCAGCGCCTCCATCCGGCCGATCAGTCGGCCCTGGTTGTGACGCACTGCAGCCAGGGGCGCGGCGATGCTGCCATCCTGCCAGTTCAGCTTCGGCCAGTCTGGTTGCTCCCAGATGTACACCATATTCTCCGCGCTAGATGCGGCGATTGTGCGCAGCATTCTCCGCAAGCGCAAGAAAAACACCGCAAGACATGCGGAGAATGTGGGAGCTAATTCCGCACGACATCGATAGGTCTCGGATCTGACGCCACGCTGCGCATCTCAAAATCCTTTGGCGTCAGAATACAGGTTCAAACTGTCATCAACGGCTGTTGCTGCTAGCGGGCTGAAATCAAAGCACGCACGACACGAACGCGTGGTTTCGTCGATTGTCGGCCAATGAAGCTGTAGAACTCCCAACCACGGCCTGTGCACTCGCCAGTTGCAGTTCAAGCCGGTCGCAGCACAAGCTGACAGGGCGCGACGACGAGGCCCAGTTCATTGATTCGACTGCAACAACGCCCTTTGCTTGGTTTCCTGATTGATCCCTTTGGGATGTCTGCTCGTGCCATGGCGCTAGACGGGGATCACATCAGGATTACGCGAGGCGGTCAGGTTGCGACCGTGTCACTGCAGGCGCTGACCCATGCACCAGCTCTCCGGAAAGGGATGCTCGGAACTGCGCTGACCATAAACTCGCAGGAGCATAACATTGTCACGCTGAAGGGGGCGGGGCACGTCGCAGCGAGGGAGTTCGCGGAAGAGGTCAAGGAGGCCTGGACGCGCGTCAATCTCGTAGCCCTTGAGAAGGAAGCGGCGCGGCTGAACAGGGTTCTTGCCGGGGTGCTTGGACTAGCGGCACCGCCGCAATATCCCTCGGCGTGCAAGATCGCGCCGCTCATGGATGACGCCAAGGCTCTGGATGCATCGCTTCTGTCGAAGCTGAATGCCGATGCCATCGGCCCCGAGGTCGTCGCGCGCATCGCACCTGTCCGGAAATTCGTCGCCGACCCGCGAACGGCGCGGGCGAATGCCATCACCGCCTTCGTCACGGCCGAACTGGACCGCTGGAAGGATTTCTTCGACACCATCGAGAGCAAGCCGCTGACGCCGGAACAGCGCCTTTCGGTTGTCGTCGATGAGGATGCGACGCTGGTTCTCGCCGGTGCGGGATCGGGGAAGACCAGCGTCATCACCGCAAAGGCGGCCTATCTGGTCAAGGCGGGCATCCGCCAGCCGGACGAAATCCTGCTTCTGGCCTTCGCGAAGAATGCGGCTGAGGAAATGTCGGAACGGGTCGAGGCCCGATCTGGCGTACCCATCGTCGCGCGGACCTTCCACGCGATTGCCTACGACATCATCGGGATCGTCGAAGGGTCCAAGCCCGCCTTGGCGGATCATGCCACCGACGACACCGCCTTCTCCAACCTGATCAAGCAGATCCTGAAGGACCTGGTCTACCGTCTGTCAGAGGTGTCGAAGGCGATCATCCAGTTCTTCGCGCATTTCCTTGTAGAGCCCAAGACGGAATGGGACTTCAAGACCAAGCATGACTTCTACACCCACATGGAAAGCCAAGACCTGCGGACGCTGCAGGGCGAAAAGGTCAAGAGCTACGAAGAACTGCGGATCGCCAACTGGCTTTACGAAAACGGCGTCGAGTACGAGTACGAGCCCCTCTACGAACACAAGGTTTCCGAGATCGGCAGGCGCGATTACCAGCCCGATTTCCGCCTGACCGAAAGCGGCATCTACATCGAGCATTTCGGAGTGCGGCGTGAGAAGGCGCGGGACGGTAGCGAACGGCTGGTCACGGCGCCCTTCGTGGACCGCGACGAATACCTGGCGGGCATGGACTGGAAGCGGAAGGTCCACGCTGAGCATCAGACCACCCTGATCGAGACCTTCAGCTATGAGCGGCAGGAGGGCCGCCTGCTGACCGGCCTCGCCGAAAAGCTGGCGCCGCATGTCACCCAGACCCCCCGGCCCGTCGACACAATCTATGACCGGATCGTCGAGCTGAAGCAGGTCGATGACTTTTCCAAGCTGCTCGGAACCTTCCTGCGCAAATTCAAGAGCGGCGGCTACAGCCTGCAGGACTGCCAGACCAAGTCAGATCGGATGAAGCTGGGGAAACGCGCCCGGGCGTTCCTCGATGTCTTCGCGCCGGTCTTCGAGGAATATCAAAAGCGTCTGGAGGGCCGGATCGACTTCGAGGACATGATCCTGCGCGCCGCGCTCTATGCAGAGGACGGCCGCTATGTCAGCCCGTTCCGTCACATCCTGGTCGACGAGTTCCAGGACATCTCGCAAAGCCGCGCAAGGCTGGTGAAGGCGCTGAAGGCGCAGCATCCCGATGTGCGCGTCTTTGCCGTGGGTGACGACTGGCAGTCGATCTTCCGCTTCGCCGGATCCGACATCCACCTAATGCGCCATTTCGGGCGGGAGTTCGGCGGCAGCTTCGACGGCGAGGCTGGCGTGCACAGGACCGTCGACCTCGGCCGCACCTTCCGGTCGGTCGACCACATCGCCTTTGCCGCCCGAACATTCGTTTTGCGGAACCCCGCCCAGATCGACAAGAAGATCGTCCCGGCCGGGACTGCGACCGAACCGGCAATCAGGGTCGTCTCCGTGTCCAAGGGCGAGGATGAGGGGAAGCTGAACGAGCTGCTCGGCGCCCTGTCAGCCGCGATGGCGCCGGAGGCAAAGCCCGCGACGGTCCTGCTTCTTGGTCGCTATCGCTTCACCGAGCCGGACATGCCGGGTCTCCGCCGCCGGTTCCCGCGGCTGAAGATCAGCTTCAAGACCATCCATGCCTCGAAGGGTCTTGAGGCTGACCATGTCATCCTGCTGAACGCCGACAGCGGGCGCATGGGGTTCCCGTCAGAGATCGTCGACGACCCCCTCCTGTCTCTGGTCTCGCCCGAGGAGGAGGCGTTCCAGAACGCTGAAGAGCGGCGCGTCATGTATGTGGCGATGACGCGGGCTCGCCATACCCTGACGATCCTTGCCTCGAATGCCCGTCCTTCGTCCTTCGTGACCGAGCTTCGCAAAGATCCCGCCTACGGGATATCGACAGCCCCCGGAGCTGAAACAGAGGCCCACGTCTGTGGCGAATGCGGTGGGCGATTGCTGGGCGTGACCGGGCAGGATGGCCGCATCTGGTATCGATGCGAGCACGTCCAGCACTGCGGAAACCTGCTGCCCGCCTGCCCGTCGTGCAGCGCAGCACTGCCACGCCTTGCCGAGGGGACGAGCGAGGTTCGCTGCGGGTGTGGTGCCAGTTATCCGACTTGCCCGGAGTGCGAGGATGGCTGGCTGGTCGAACGAAGCGGCACTTTTGGCAAGTTCCTTGGCTGCGTCCGCTACCCGACATGTACCGGGAAAGCGAAAATTTCAGGTGGTGACCGGCCGACGATCACCAAATCACGACGCCGAACCAGGGCTTGATCCAAGTTGCACAATTGTGCCCATCGCCGCAGGGGACAGATGCCGCTTAGCTGTGCCACCATTCCGCCGCAGCGAATCCCTGCCGCTCTTTGAAACCGTGAACCTGTGATCCGGGCCGGGCGATGCGCCATGGTCGAGGCGTTCGGCGCTTCCCGTTGATGTCGCTCGGCCCGGGCTTCACACGCGTTGGTTTCCTATGAAGCCTGATCAGAAATCCGTCTCCAGATAAACCCCGGCGCAGTCATAAGCGACCGCCGCCGCCGTTGCGCCGGTGTTCAGGAACAACCGCGGCGACAGGAATTGCGTGGTGGCAGGCAGGTCAGCGGTGATCTCCTGTTCGAAAATCGCGCCGGAGACCTCGTCCACCACCCGCACCCAGACGGAACTGCCGTTTGGCGGTGCGGCGATGAACAGGGTCAGCACGCCGCCCGTGGCGATGGCGAAGGACGCGCCCATGTCGGTCAGCGTCGGCGCCCCGGTGCCATCGTTCGCGACCAGCTGCCAACGGGTGTGCGTCCCGCGCTGGAAGCCGACCCCGATGCAGTTGATGGCCGCGGCCAGCGTCAGCGTGGTGGCGAGCGCGGCCGTCGATCCGTAAAGCCCGAAGAAGCCCATGCCGGTCGCCTGCAGCGTGGTCAACGAAATCCGCGTCACAAAGGTCCAGCCGCCGAGGCCTGCGGCATTGCCGCGCCAGCAGGCCCAGCCTGCCGATCGCTGGTCTGCTGCAGAATCCACAACTGCCGCGGAGGTCAGACGCCAGCGCCGCATGCTGGCGGCCAGGTTCGTGGCGGCGAGGGTCGGGTGTGAGACGGTGCCGACCGAGGTGATCGGCATGCCTTCCGTTGTGATCGTGGTGCTGACCGACGGCGACCAGGTCGCGATCCGGTTCACCCCGAAATGCGGCTGCAGGGGGAAGTCCCGGCCGGAGGGGCGCATCACGTCGATCCACGGGGCCCCCGCCCGGTTGCGGGCGTAGACGGCCGCCTTCCCCGCGGGCGGCGGGGGCGGCGCGGCGCTGAGGCCGGGCAACACCGTCGGCTGCGGCAGTTCCACCTGGCCGTTGGTCCGGTCGATGCGGAGCGCGTCATAGAAGGCCGACCCGTCCGGGCTGACCTTGAAGCTGAAGTCGTCGTTGCCGAGCAACCCGATGAGGGCGCGGGCGGAGAAACCGGTCTTGAAGGCGAAGGCCGCATCGTTCGCCGGGGCCGCCTTGTTCACTGTCGCCTCGATCCCCGCGCCTGCATTGTTCAGGAGGACCGCAGGCGTGTTGACCGACAGCCGGTTGTAGCTGTCGGCCGTCGCCCCGCCGAGGCCCAAGAGTTGCGCGGTAAGGTTCGCCTGCGGCATGCCGACCTGCGTGACGGCATTGGCGAAGGTGACCGTGGGCGTGTTCACCACCGTCGTGCCGCCCGCGCCAGCCGTCGCAGAGCCGATGTTCACGACCGTGGTCGATCCGGAGGCGCCGCCGGTGCCGATGTTCACGGTCTTGGTGACGCCGGTCGTCGTGGCGCCGGTGCCCATACCGTAGGTGGCGGTCGTCGTCGCCGTCCCAATACTGGCCGACGCCGCCGAGACCGTAACCGTGCCCGAAGCGGTCAGCGTTCCCGAGAAGGTCTTGCTACCGGTGAAGGTCTGGGTGCCTGCAAGGATCGCCAGTTCCGACGAGGTATTCGGCAGGGTGAAGCTGCGCGTTGTGCCTGCGCTGATTCCTGCGAGGGAGAAGGTGGCCTTCTTTGTCGGGTCCGCATCGTTCACCAGGCTGAAGACCGCGTCCGAGACGTCGCGCGGCTCGCCCACGACCTCCCAGACGCTGCCGCTCCAGACGAGGAACAGGCCCTCGGCTGCGACCCACACCAGCCAGCCGGTGCGCGGGACGAGGCGGATCCAAGCGCCATCGACCCAGAAGGCGATGTTCAGATCCCATCCCGCCCAGAGGCCGGTGGCGCCCGGGGCCACAAGATAGCGATTGCCGTCCGCCGGGCTGGCCGGGGGCGCGGTGCGCGTGCGGTCGAGGACCGAGAGCTGCACCATGGCATCGAGCAGCCGCAGGGCCTCGTTGTGGGTGACATGCTTCTGCGCCTGCGCCGCCAGAAGGTAGGGCAGGCCCAGATGGGTCGTGGTGTCGGACATGGGAAATTCCGTCAGAACTGGAGGGTCACGGCCGCGGGCGTGCCGCGGCCGAGGCGGTTCGAGAGCTGGTAGATGCGGATCGCCAGCGTCTGGCCGGGCCCGAGCGGAGCACCCCAATCAGTGGTCTGCTGGGCGGCGGTGTAGAGGACGGAGGTCGTGGAGCTGGTCAGGGTGCGCTTGATGGTCGTCCCGTCGAGGATCTGCACATCGTACCTTTCGAAGTCTTCGGCCAATGGCACCTCGACCTGTTCCCAGGCATCGGCGACCAGCGCGCGGGAGCGGCGCGTCCAGCGGATGGTCAGATCGCCAGGGCTGCGGGCCGTTCGCCACGGCTGTTCGATCTGGACCGGGGCGAAGGGGACAAGCCCCCGGCCAGTGGGGGTGAAGCCCAGCGCGGCGTAGCTCGCGTCGCTGACCGCTCGCGCAGCCGGGCCGACCCGCCAGTTCCATGGCAGACCGAGATCGGCCTCGGCGATGGGTAGCGAGGCCAATGTCGTGTCCAGCACAACGACCCGCGCCCCTGCCGGGGCCGGGTTGCCCATCGCATGTTCCGTCCCACGCTGGCCTCGCAGGAGGCGGGTCAGGCGGTAGCGGCCCGGGGCGATGAGTTCAGCCGCGCCCGCCTGGACGATTTCCCAAAGGCCCGCCGCTGTCTCGACCGCCAGCGCATTCGCCCCGCCGAACAGCGCGACGTCGGTCACGCTTTCCAGCGTACCGGACAGGAGATCGACGATCAGCGCGTTGCCCAGATCGAAGCGGGAGGATGGCCCGGGAAAGAAGTCGAGGGCCAGAGTGCCGATCCGGGCCCAACTGCCGAAAGTGGTCAGGAGGTTGAAGCCATCGGTCGAGGCGCTGCGGAAGACGGCGATCTCGCCCGGCCAGGGGCTGGCATGGGCAGCGATCAGGGGGCGATGGGCGGGCTGGTCCTCGCTGATCTGGGGCAGGTCCAGCATCACCACCTCGGGCGTGCCGAACACGACGGGGCTGGCGAGCGAGGCCGGGCGGGGATCGCCGGGCGGCAGATCGTAGGCGGCCCTGTCCTGGCGGACAGCCTCGATCCCTCGTGCCTCGGCATCGGCCACCGACACCAGCCGGAACTCGACCTCGCGGCCGTCATGGGCCAGCCGGATCACGTCGGCAGGGTCGAGGGCCAGGCGAGACGGCGGCAGGCGGAAGGTCGCGCTCTCGCGGCCGATCCAGGCTTCCATCAGCGCGCGACGGCAGCGGCGTTCCGCCTCCTCGGGCGGGATTGCGATGGGGAAGGACTCGGAGGCGATGCGGGTGGTGTCGACTGTGATGCGGCGGGCCTCGACAAGCGCTGCGTCATAATCCTCATCCGCCCGAGCGACCTGCCACTTCAGGGCCTGGGGCAGTTCCGTCTCCTGGCCACGGGTCAGCTCGAAGGCCTCGCCCTCGCGAGAGGCGACAAGATCGTCGATGGTGAGCGTCGCAACCGAGGCCCGCCCGCGCATGACGAAGCGGATCACGCCCTCCGTCTCGATGGCATCGAAGCCGAAATGCCGTGCCAAGGTGGAAATCGATGCGCGCGGGCTTTCCAGCGCGCCGATCACATAACCCTCGACCGCGCCCCAGAGACCGGAACCATCGATGAGGTCTTCCGCCAGTCCAGCGCGCAGGCAGAGGTGGCGCACGAGCGCGGCCAGCGACACCGCGCCCAGCCTGCCGGTCAGCCAGTGGCCAAGGCGCCAATTCGGGCCGTCCGTCCAGACCCCGGTAAGTTCCGGAAAGAACGGATAGGGCCGCGCATCCCAGGTCCAGGCGGCACATTCCGGCACATGCACCATCCGGCCGCCGTAGACGGGTGAGGGCGGGTTGTTCGCGTCCTGACCCCACCAGAGATAGCTGGCCTCGAGGTAGGCACGCTGGATCGCGTCATCCCGCCAGCCGCGCGAGAAGTAGGGCGTGAAGCTCTCCGACGACTTCGGGTCGAAGAAGACGTTCGGCTGGTTTGTGCCCCGGTCGATTGCGGGGCAGCCCAGTTCCGTGAACCAGACGGGCTTTGATTGCGGCACCCATGCGGTCGGCGTGCCGATCTCGACCCCACCCGGCCGGTTGAAATGCGGGTTCGACCACCAGGCGCGCAGATCCTTGTAGCGGAAGACCCAAGGCTTGCCCGCGCTGCCATCTGTGATCGGGGTGCGGATCTGTGCCGATCGATCCGCCGCGCTGGCATAGAACCAGTCGAAGCCCTCGCCGCCTGCAATGTTGGCCTGCAGGTAGCCCCGGTCATGGATCGCGGGCCAGCCTTGCAGCGCATCGGCATGGTCGAACCCGTCGCGCCAGTCGGAGAGCGGCATGTAATTGTCGATGCCAATGAAATCGATGTTGGCATCCGACCAGAGCGGGTCGAGGTGGAAATAGACATCGCCGCTGCCATCGCCCGGTTGATGCCCAAAATACTCCGACCAGTCCGAGGCGTAGCCGACCTTGGTGCCCGGCCCGAGGATCGACTTCACATCCGCCGCCAGCGCCTTGAACGCGGTGACGGCCGGATAGGCGCTGGCGCTGGAGCGGATCGTGGTCAGCCCGCGCATCTCGGTCCCGATCAGGAAGGCATCGACACCGCCCGCCACAGCGCAGAGATGGGCGTAGTGCAGGATCATCCGGCGCAGGCCCCAGTTGCCCGAGGGGCCGATCCAGGTCACGTTGTCGCCCGAAACTGCGAACTGCGCCGGGGTGGCTGCGCCGAAGAAGCTGGAAACCTGCGTCGCTGCAGCGGTGGTCTTGTCGGCCGTCCCGGCAAAGCCTGCCGCCGGGGAACAGGTGATCCGGCCCCGCCAGGGGAAGGAAGGCTGGCCCGGCGTGGCGGCGTTGGTAGAATAGGGGTTCGGCAGGGTGTTGCCGGGCGGAACGTCCATCAACAGGAACGGATAGAACGTCACCCGCAGCCCGCGCGCCTTCATCTCGCGGATCGCCTGCACCACAGCGAAATCCGCAGGTGTGCCGCCATAGACCGGACGATCCTCGGCATCGCGGCTGACGAGATGGGCATTCGCCCGTGCCACGCCGTTGACCGTCCACACCTTCGGGCTGGTGACCTTCGTCGCCACTTCGACGCCCGGCTTGATGCTGCAGTTGCCCGCACGCAGGTCATTGCCGAACCAGGCGACGACCAGGCTGACGCTTTCGACGGCAGGGGCCATGGCCTGCAGCCGATCGAGGGCCACGACGATATCAACCTCGTCGGGCAGCGCGTTCAGGTTCTCGGCCGAGGTGGTGCCGCCGGTCGTCTGGCCGAACACCGTGGTCGTGGCCCCGACTGTCTTGCGGACAGCCTCCGTGGCATAGGTGAACTCCCCCGAGGCCGGGATCATGGTCACCGCCTTGACCAGACCCTCGGCCGTGTCCGGGTCGGCCAGCGGCCGGAACACCTCGAAGGACAGTTGCGGCAGGCGGTTGCCGTAGGTCGAGAGCGGCAGTTCCTCGAAGACTACGTAGGCCGTGCCGCGGTAGGCGGGCGTATTGGCTGCGCCCATCTTCGCCGCGATGAACGGGTCGGCCGTCTGGGCCTCGTCGCCTCGATACCAGCGCCAGGTGATGCCGGTCATGTCGAGCGGCTTGCCGTCGGCCCAGATGCGACCGATGCCTGTAATCGGACCCTCGCAAAGCGCCACCGCGAAGCTGGCGTAGTAGAGGTACTCGGTCGTCTGGACCCGCCCGCCGCCGCCGCCCTTGCCGCCGCCCTGTGTGGTGGTCTTCGTCTCCTCGCGGAAATCCGTGGCCCATATGATGTTGCCGCCGATGCGCATGCGGCCGTAGAGGCGCGGGATGATCGCACCCTCCGTCGCCGAGGTGATGCGCAGGCTGTCGAGGCGCTGCCCCTCGATCTTCTGGGCAGGCGCCAGCGAGGACACGATCCAGCTGTCGACCACCGATCCGATGGTGGAGCCGATGAAACCGCCGATGGCGGCGCCAGAAAAGCCGAGGATCGCGCCGCCAAAGGCCCCGCCGATGGCGGAGCCGACAGCGCCGAGGACAAGCGTGGCCATCTGCAAATCTCGAGATTGTAGGGGTCAACGTGCGGGAAACAGGAAGGCGAAGGCGATGCGGCGGCGCCACGCGGGGGTCAGCAGTTCCTCGATGACGCCGAGCCGCTCGTAAGCGTGCAAAAAGGTGTCGGGGCCGGTGAGGATGCCCACATGCTTGGCGATGGCGCGGGGCATCATGCGGAACAGGATCAGCGCGCTGGGTGGCGCATCGGCCGGTGCGATCTCGGGCATCATCGCGCGCGCCCCATCGGCCAGCACCTCGCGCGGCCCGGTCTCGCCCCAATCCCGGCTGTAGGGCGGGATCGGGAACGGCTCCGGGCCGATGACTTCGCGCCAGACGCCACGCGCGAGGCCGAGGCAATCGCAACCGACCCCGCGCAGGCTGGCCTGGTCGTGATAGGGCGTGCCGAGCCAGGATCGGGCAGCGGCGATGACAAGAGCGGGATCGGCCGTCAGGGCTGTCGCGGTCACAGGACCGCCCCCTCGTGGCCGCCGTCCTTCGTCGCATAGCGCAGGACTGCGTCTTGCCCGGGGATGTGCGGGAACCCACGGAAGTTGGCTATGTTGGCGAACTTCCCGCTGCAGGTCGCGATCCGCTTGTCGCAGCCCGCCCGGACCACGAACGCGTCTGTTGTCGCAATCGGCCGCACAGGCGCTTCCAGCAGGGTCAGGATCGCCACCCCGTCGACGAGGTCATGCGACAGCACCTCGACCCGCCGCCCTGCATTCGCGCCGCTGGTCCATTCGACAAGCCCGAAGGCGAACCAGCCCGCCGCGAAGCTGCCGAGGCCGGAACCGGTTAAGGCCCGATCACGCAGCACGTCAATGACGGTACCGCTGCCCTTGAAGGCCGATGCCTCGAGATTCATGCCGCAACGCACATCGCCCAGCGCGGCATCGCAACTCGCCTGAAACGTCCGTCCCACGGTCTGGCCAAGGACATGGGCCAACGACCGCACCTCCGCCACGAAGGCGAGCCGCCCGCGCCGGATCTGGCCGATGGCACCGCGGCGCAGCAGCACGCGCTGCGCCGGTGCCGACCAATTCACCCGCCAGACCTCGACCGACGCATTGTCCCATCGGCCATCGAGGATGTCGGTCTCGGTGATCCGGTCCGACGACAGTACCCCTTGGGCATCCTGCGCATCGACGGAGAGGTCCGATCCCGACCGGACCTCTGAGGCGGTCAGCCCGCTTTCCGGTTCGAACTCGGTCCCGTCGAACGACAGCGTCCGGTCGTGGTCGGTGAAGCCGAAGGTCACACCATCGGACCGGGTGATGCGCCAGCACCAGGCAAGCGTGGTCGTGCCCTCGTCAAGATGGGCTTGCACCGCGGGCGGAAGGGATTTCACTTCCGCCCCCAGCCGCGCAGCAGGGCCACGGAGGCCAGGAGCGAAGACACGACACCTCCGGTCGCGCCGGTCAGGGCATAGAGATTGAAGGGGCGAATATCGAGCGTGCCGGTTGCGAGGTCGAAATCTGCCAGCCCTGCCACAGCGAGGCCGGAGGCGGCAAGGCAGGCCAGATAGACGAGGCCACGTGCGAGGGTCCAGTTCATGGTCATGCTCCGATCAGGGTCTTGAGGAAGGTGAAAATGCGGCTGGTCAGGCTCGGCGCCGCCTGCACGGGCGCGGTGCTGGTGGCGGCCGTGGAAGGGGCAGGTGACATAGGGGTTGAGGGTGGATTGAGCAGCGGGCGCAGCAGTGCCAGCGCCTCGGTCTCGCTGAGCCGCCGGATCGGCCGCGAGAAATCGACCCGGCCGTTGCGGTCGACCGACCAGACCGGGATGGTACCGGCCGGATAGCGGCCCTTGGCGAAGAGATCGCGCTCGGCCTCGCGTCGGGACCGGATGGCCGCAGGGCGCAGCCAGCCCATGAATGCCGCCGCCGCTGCTGCCCGGTTGCCCGCGTTCAGGTGCCGTGTCAGCGCCGCCTTGGCGATGCCGCCGGTATTGTAGTGGAAGGACACCAGCGCATCGAACTCGTGGGGCGCGAGCGGCACCTTTACGGCGCGCAACACCTCGGCCTCGTAGGCGGCGAGGTCGGTGCGGAAGATGCGGAACGCCTCGCGGATCCCGGCATCGAGATTGGCGGGCATCCCATGCGGCAACCGTGCCGGATCGGGCGGACCGGCGGCGACGGTGTGACCGATGCCGAAGGTCCAGACGTCCTTCACGTCGAGATAGGGTCCGGGCACGACGCCTTCGTGCCGGATCAGGGCCAAGAGCCCACGATCAGAGGTTTGCATGGGATTACCCGAGGGTTGAGAGGATAAGGATCAGGATGGCGACCGCGAGGCCGATGCGCAGCCGGTGCGCAAAGGCCTGACCGGGGTCGGCAGGATCGCAGCGCAGCGAGCGGGCAAGGCGAAGGATCTCATGCATCGGCGTCATCCTTCCCGGCGCGGCGGAGCCTCGCGAGGATCAGTTCGATGAAGGCGGCGCCGAAGACGCCGACCAGGTAGGCGGCCGAGCCGACCGCCCCGCCCGCGGCGACGGCGCCATCGGGCAGACCGAGCCAGCCCGCCACGATCACGATGGAAAAACTGCCCATCCCTGCGGCGATCAACCCGCCGAGCAGGACATGGCGCAGGGCTTCGCGCAGCGCCATCCGGGTGGTCAGGGCATTGGTGGCACCGCCCAGCGCGCCCCAGAAGGCCAGCATCAGCGCCGTCGAGGCGGCGATCTCGCGCCAAAGGTGGGACCAGAAGGATTCGTCGTTCATGTGCGGATTTCCACGAGAGGGATCGAGGTGATCGAGCCGAGGCGTTCGAGGTCGAGGGTGACGTCGAGAGCATCCGTGTCGAAGCGGACGGGGACGTCGAACTCGAAGCCCGCGGTGATGTCGACGCCTGCGACGGGGGCCGTGGTGAAGGTAACGAGGCCGGTGGTCGTGGAGACCGACCAGCCGGAGGCTTGCGGCGTGCCGTTCAGGGCGATGGTCACCGTCCCGGCGACGGGCTTGGTGATCGCCCGCGTCCAGGACTGCGCGCCGGAGGTGTAGCGTTTGGTCAGCTGGAAAAGGGTGGCCGCCCCGTTCCCGGTCCCGATGGGCTGGTCGGTCGGGTCGGGCATCTGCGATGGCAGGCAGGACTTGAAGTCGGCCCAATCCTTGAAACGGAAGCCGTGTAGGCGGCCGTTGCGGGCCTCGAAGAAGGCGACGACCGCCGCCAGATCATCGGCGCGGCGGATGCCGTAGGCGACATCATAGCGGCGGCGGCTGTTGGCCCAGCTGGCATTGCGTTCCTCTGCCCCGCTCGCCAGTTCGACGATCTGGGTGCGCCGCTCGGGGCCGCCCCGCGCGCCCCGGCTGATGTTGTCCGGAAACCGGACCTCGTGGAAAGCCATAGCTGATCCTCACATGCCGCGCCGACCCAGCGACACGGCGCGGGCGATGTCGCTGGCGACCTGCGTTCGGGACTGGCGGAAGCTCTGGGCGTCGCGGGCGTTGATCGTGACGTTGATGGTGGGCGCACCCGCCCGGCCGTACCCTGCCGCCTCCTGGCGCGAGAGAACCCGCTCGCCGCGCTGCAGGATTGCGGGGACCTCGTCGGGCCGCAGCCCGGCCCAGCCGCCGTTGTGCATGCGCGGGGCACCCGCAAAGGCCAGCGCCGGGACCATCCGGCCGGGACCAGAGGCACCGACCGTCCCGCCCGCATGCAGGATGTTCGCGAAAATCCCACTCGCGCCGCCCAGCGCGCCGGAAAGGGCATTGGCGATGGGGCCGAGGATGAAGCGACGAGCCGCGAGCTTGGCCAGATCGGCGATCATCGACGTGACCAGATCGCGGAAATCGAGCTTGCCGGTCTTCACGAAGTCGCCGATGGCGTTCTCGGCCGAGGTGAACGCGCCCACGAGCGCGCTGCCGATATCCCCGCCGATGTCGCGCGCCTTCGCGGCGTAGTCGGCGAGCGCGGCAGTGACGGCTTGCCAGCCGGTAAGGGCCGTGTCCGCGCCGTCGACCGCCGCAGCGCCCGCATCGCGTGCCGCGCCGCCTGCTCCTTCGGCGGCGGTGGCGGTGTCGTTCAGCCCGGAAGTCAGGGCATCGGCAGAAGCGGCCGCATCCGCCAGCGCGGTTTCTGCTTCGGTCCCCGTGCCGGTCACCGCATCCTTCAGCGCCTGCCAGCTGGCGAGCGGCCGACCGGCGGCATCGGCCAGCATCCCGGCCGCTTCGCGATAGCCGTCGGCCCGGGTGCGGGCATCGGCAGCCATGGCCCCGAGGCCGAGGTCAGGCGGTTCGAGATAGCTGCGAGCCAGCGCGGCGGAAAAGGCGTCCGCCGCCGCAGCGCCCGCAGCCGTCGCGGCACCCTCGAAGGGATTGCCGATGCGCCCCAGCTCTACTGGGTCGAGAACGCCGATCCTCACGCCGCCTTCGCCGGTGGCCCATTCGGGCAACAGCGCGAGGGCCGCGTTCAGGGTCTCGATGAAGCTGTTGATGCGGGTGACAACGCCGTTCAGCATCGCCTCGACACCCGAGATCAGCCCGTTTGCCGCCTGGAAGGCGAAGTCGCCGATGGCGCCCGGCAGACTGCCCCAGATCGCCACGGCCGCATCATACGCCCCCTGGAAGATCGCGGCTGTCCGGTCGCCGAAGCTGACGACGCCCGCGATGGTGCCTTCGAGCGCAGAGAGACCAGCCGCCTTCAGGCCCTCCCATCCGGCCGCCATGCGGGCGAGTGCGGCGTCCAGCGACAGGCCGATGCGGGACCAGACCTCGCGCGCCAGATCCCCGAGCAGCCGGAAGGCTTCGCCCACACCGCCGACCCGGGCCACCAGCTGCGAGAACTGATAGACCAGCTCGCCCGCGCCGACGATCAAGGCGCCAATGCCGGTGCGGATCAGGGCACCGCGGAAGAAGACCAGGGTTGTCGCGAGGCCGCGCGCGGAGAGGGCTGCAGCGGCGAGCCCTGCGACCCAGCGCCCGGCCATGACAGCGGCGAAGGTCGCGGCATAGGAGGCAAGTCGGCCGAGGTTGCCGATCAGCCCGTCGATGGCCGACCGCAGGATGCCACCGTCTGACGCGAGGGCGACGAAGGCATTGGCCAGCGCTTCGATGGTCGGGGCTACGGCGACGGCGATGCGGTTGCGCAGACCATCAAAGACCAGCGACACAGTGCCGAGTGCGAGTTGCGTGCGGCGTAGGGCTTCGAGGGCGTCGCTGTCCAGCACAGCACCGAGTTCGTAAGCCTGGTCGCCAAGCCGCGCCATCTCGGCTCCGCCGTTCCGCAGAAGCGGCAGCAGGCGGGTCGCGTCCGAGGCCATGGCCTCGAGATAGAAGGTCATTTCCTGCTGGCTGAGACCGGCGCGTTCCAACGTGTCGACGTAAAGTTGCAGTGCCTCAGGGCCGGAAAGGCGGGCGAACTGGTCGGCGGTGACGCCCACGCGCGGGGCGACGTTCTCGAAGAAATCCGCCATCGGCCCGCCGCCGGTCTGCAGGAAATCCCCCACCCGGTCGTTCACGTCCTTCAGGATGTCGGCCAGCTTCTCCTGCTCGATGCCCACCGTCCTCGCGCCAGCCGACCAGCGCTGCAACGCCTCGGGCGTCGCATTGGCGACCTGTGCGAACTGCCGGATCTGCGCGGCACTCTCGGTGGTGGAGCGGACGATCAGGCCGAGCGAGGCCGTGGCAGCGGCAGCAGCGGCCCCGAGGGCAAGCCCCGCCCGGCGTGCGAAAGCGGCCAGCCGGGTGTTGGCCAGTTCCATCTCGCGCGAAAGGCGGCCAAAGCCGCGGGCCCCGGCTTCGCCGACGCCTTCCAGCTCGGCGCGCACGCGCCGTCCGCCCTCCGCCACGAGGCGGACGGAGACCTTCTTCTCAGCCATTCCGGCGTCCTTCCATCTGCTCGTTGAGTTTGCGCACCATCACCGCCTCGACCTCAGGCAGCAGTTCCGCGGCGATCAGGGCGTTGACGCCCAGCGCCTCTGCCAGTGAAAGCGCGGCGCCCATGTCCCATCCGATGACGGCCCCCGGTGCGATGCGCAGCTGGCCGCCAAGACGCTGGGTCAGGTCCCAGACCTGCCAGCCCTCGACCGTCTGCGGCCGGTTCAGTCTTGCGGGGCAGTCCGGGCAGGGGTCCGCGCAGGCCGCGCAGTAGCCGCCGCCCCCGCCGAAGGACCAGTCGGCGAGGGCGCGGAGGCGTTTTTTTCCTGATCCAGCATCAGGCCACGGGCGACGTACTGCGCCTGGAAGGCCTCGAAGACCGGCCAGATTTCGAGGAGGGCGTCGATCCCGGCCGGGCTGACCGGCAGGAGGTTGCCGTCATCATCGCCGACGCCTTCCCATTCCAGCACTGCGCGGCGGGCGACGGACTTGGCCATGGCCAGCGCCATGTCCTCCTGGCTGGAGGTTTCCGAGAGGCCGTCGATCATGGGGTCGGCGCGGGCGGAGACCATCAGCGCGGTGGTCAGAGGGGCCACCAGGACGCGCAAGCCGGGCAAGAGGTCCAGCCATTCGGGGCGGTTCGACAAGTTCAGGCGGATCATGATCAGTATCCTGTGACGGTGTTGACGAGGACGGCGGTGCACATGCGGGCGGGGCTGGTGGCGCGGGCCGCCTGCCAGTCGAAGGTGGCCTGGATGCCCTGCGGCCCGGGGATCTCGATCCGCGGGACGGGCAGGTAGACGGCATGGGCGGTGAAGGTGAAACTTGCATTCGCCCCAAGGCTGTAGGCGAACTCGAGCTCGCAGGGCGTGCCATCGATGGCCTGGGTGACGAGGGCGCTATCGGCGAAACGCACCTCGATGCGGCCGGTCAGGGCCGCCATGCCGGGATCCGCCCCCTCGATCTTGCCGTCGTTGCGGATGGTCTCGATCCGGTCGAGGCCGTTGGCATAGGTGATCTCGGCCGAGACGACGTTGCCCAAGGCGGTGCCGTTGCGCTTTACCACCCCGTTGAAATGGCCGAAGCGCTGCAGGCCGAGCGCGGTCGGGGTGCCTGCAGCCGTGGTGGCAGCGATGGCCTCGCCTTGGGCGATCAGCCGGGCGGTGGCGGTCAGCAGGCCGGAGCGGTTCATCTGCCACGACAACTGGTCCATCACGCAGCCCGCATACATCGCAAACCGCGGCACCTCGGGCATGGCCACTTCGATGGCCATCGAGGGCAGGGTCCAGTTCCCCGATTGGAAGGTATGGGTCTTGGGCGTGGTCCCCGTCGTGGTCGGGGCACCGAAGGCCGCCTTCAGCCAGAAGCCGAAGGCCTCCACATCGATCGGCACCACGACCTCGCCATCGGCGGTGACCGCGTCCTTGATGGGGGCCAGGGGATCGCGGCCATAACCGAGAAGCTCCGAGTTCAGCAGGGGCTGTTCCGCGCCCAGCGTGGTGCGGGCAAACGGCATCAGCCGATAGCCGCTGGCGGGCGGGGTGCCGTAGACGGTTTCGAACGCAAGCGCCATCTGCGCCCGCGCGCCGTGTGCGCGTGCCATGGAGGTCTCCTGTGGATGTGGGGAAATTCAGGCCAGAGGGCCGGTCGTGGTGTAGTGAAGGACGATGGTGATCACCGCCGCCTTCAGCGCCGCGGCGCCCTCGACGGGCAGGTCGACCGAGGCCGGGGCCTCGGCTTCGACCCAGTCGCAAAGGCCGCCCAGCGTCCGATCACCTTCCAGCGCCGCGCCGATGGCGGCGATCAGATCGTCGAAGGCGCTGGCGCGGCCGCTGCCCGCCTGGACCACGACCTCCAGCTCGGCCCGGTGCTGGTAGTGATACCGCAGGGGCGACAGTGTCACTTCCGGCTCGCCCGGTTGGCCGTCGCGCAGGATGATCAGCCCGGCCGCGGGGATCCGCTCCGGCAGCACCTCGTCACGCAGGGTGAGGGCGGCAAGCGGCTGCAGCCGCGCATGCAGCGCGGCGAGGACGGTTTCGCGGGTGGTGGGCATTTGTGTGTAGTGAGCCAAAAAATAAATTAGCTGACGCAGATTTGGGCCTATTTGCCCTTTTTCCCGACAGATTGGGAGGCGAGAATCAACCGCCAAACCATTCCATTTTCGCCAGCGACAAGATCACGACAAGCCTCATAGTCAGACTTATCAAGTTCATCTATGTGGGCCGCTCGATTCCTGAATTTTGACGTCAAGGTCACTAAAGACTTGTGTAGACCACTTGGCTCAAGAAGCCAATTGGAACCCGGCCAATCAGCAAGAAGACTGAGAAAAGCGCGTATTAGCGGACTGTTTTCGCGTCGTGATTGACTGTGAATTGTGGTCTGCAAGAAGTGCGAAAAAACTCCAATCTCTGGAGGTTTCCCGTCTGGCCTTGAACAGAACTTCGCCACCCTGCCAATGTCTTTGTCATTAACGTCCTCCCCAAGCGACGCTCCAGCAGCCTGCTTTGCAAGGGGAATGATAATTCGCCTTACGATCTCGACTTCAACAGCCTTGCAAAGACCAATTACTGCAGGAGACCACTCAAGATCTGGATCATCTCCTAGTCTTTCAGAGAGTTTCTCGCTTGTGGCGAGAAAACGAATGGCCTCTGGTGTGAGCTTCGCCAATCGAGTGTCTTTTGCGAGAAGAAGCTCTTCCTGCCTCTTTATCGCACTCTCATCGACCAATGCGCGCAGGGTCTCGGCGAGTTGGTCAATTCGATCTTCGTCCGCCCCTGTGCCAGACTTTATGTCGTAGATCGACAATAGCCTTCCATAACAGCCGTTACACAAACGTTTGTCCCAATCTCCTAGATAAATGGTGATTAGCTTTGATTTCTTGGAGCTGCTGCAGCGAAAGCAGTCAAATGCGGTGGCTTCTTGAAACCGAAACTGCTGAAGTGGGCCTCTGGCTTCGTATGTCTTTATGATCGACGAAGGTACGGGCTGCATGCGTCACCATTCTTTGCTAGAGCTTTCTCGAAACTACATCCCGCTCGAGCCCCGATCCACCCAGTTTGCAGCAATTCGCCCCGGCACGCCGTCCATGGCCCGTTCGGCATCCCGCGCCAGATCGAGCCGCTTGCGCAGCTTGACCTGCGGCACCAGCAGGAAGATCGGCACGGTGGTCAGCCCACGGCCGGTCTTCGCGCGCGACGCCACAGCCCGGCCTTTCGAATTCAGCCGCCCCTCGGCGACCAACAGGCTCGGGCCCCGGCGGCGATAGATGAAGCGCAGTCGCAGCCCCGTGCGGCGTTCCCACTCGCCGGGGGTGATCCGGCCGCCGCGGGTGGATTTTCCCGCGGCCGGGGTGGGGATCGCCAGCCAGAAGCCTTGGCGCGACCGGATCAGCGGCCCCGCATCATGCGCGCCGACAATCACCGGGGCATTCGACCAGACCAGCGCCGCTGCGTTCAGGCTCTCGCCGCCCTTGGGATAGGTGGCAAGCCGGATCGAATTGCCGAGCCTAGTGCCCAGCCCCGCGCCGGTGATTTGGCCGCGCCAGGCGGATTTGAGGCCCGCGCCTGCCACGCGCATGGCGGCGGTGACAGCCTTTTCACCGGCAGCGATTTCCGCCTGCATCAGGGCTGCAAGGTCGGGGCTGATTTCCAGCTTCAGTCTCATGCTGGCCTCAGTTCGAGTGTCCAGATCAGCCGTTCGCGATCCCGTAGTGGTTCTCCCTGGATGACATGGCTGTCCGCGCCGATGACGATCACGTCTCCCGGAAGCGGGGCGGGCAGGTCTGCCACACGCACATCCACCACCGTCGTGTCGCTGACGAACCGGCCAGCGCCGAAGTCGGTCACGCGATCCGGGGCGCGGCGGATGATGCGGATCGGGCGTTCCTCGGAGGTGGTGGCCGAGATCCAGAGGGCCGGGGCCGCCATGGAGGCATGGGTGAAGATGCGGTCCATGGCGGCGGCAAAGACGGACATTCGTGGACCCGTCAGTTCGACGTGTGCAGCCGGATCGCCAGCCGCGGCCGCTTGTTGACCGGCAGGATCGAGGCCTCGGTCATGACGTCGATCCAGCGGCCCTTCTCGTCGAGATGCTGACGCGCATAGAGCGGCAGGCCGATGGTGTTGGCGGTCTCGAGCAGGTTCGCCGGGCCGCCATAGGTGGTGAAGGTGTCCATCGTGCCCAAGGGGAAGGCGATGCCCTCGTTCGCCGGGACCAGCCGTTCGGGGACCTTGGTCGAGAGGGTGACGGTGCCGGAATATTCCTCGAAGAGGATCCCGCCGAAGGGGAAGTTGCGCCGCACATCCTCGCGCAGGGGCTGGGCCCCGGTCGCGGCGTAGAACTTGTAGGCCTCTTCGGTCTTCGGATGCGCGATCAGCTTGTCGAAGAACTCCCGGCTGACCAGCGCATGGACGCTGGTCATCGCCTCGCCCAGCAGATTGTCTTCGATGGCTCGCAGCACCTCGCGGACCTTGCCCTGCACGTTCGTTCCAGCCGTGCCCAGCACGAAGTCGACGGAGATCTGCGCGAGGCCGAATTCGGTGAAGTAGTTGTAGAGGGTGGTGCCCGCACCGTCCTTCACGATCCCGCGCAGGGCATTCATCTCCATGTATTCGCGGGTCTGCGCGTGCTTGCGGCGCATGAGGAGCAGCTTGCGGTTCATCACCTCGACCAGCGGATCGGCCGCGTCGAAGGCGCCGCCCAGCGCGGGTTGGCCCTGGATGTCGGCGGGGAGGACCACGTCATCATGTGGGATCCACGGCAGGGCAAACGACCGCATGGAGCGGCCCTCGCGGGTGCCGACGGTGGCGGGGCCGCCGAGGGGAACGGAGGGCAGGAGGCTGAGGACGCCTTCGTATTGTTCGATGATGACCGAGCGCTGGCTGACGCCTTCAAAGCGGAAGAGGCCGATCTGGGCGAGGCGGGTGTAGAGGTTGGGCAGGATGTTGATGGCCTGCGTCATCTCGGCCAGCGAATAGCCGCCAGCGTCGAAGGGATTGCGGACGAGGGTCATGGGATGCTCCGGGGGATGAGGGGATGGGCGCGGCCGGGTAGGCAGCGTCAGACGCCGTCGCGGGCGACGATGCCGACGGCGGCCAGCTGGGTGAGCTTCGCGGCGATCTTGGTGCCGTCATCGACCGTTGCGCCGTAGGCGAGGGCTGCGCGCGACACGATCGAGGGACCGCGGACCAGCACAATGCCCGTGGCATCGGCCAGCGTGGCGTCGACGGCGTAAAGCAGGACAGCCGTGGCGACCTGCGACCCGTCGGCCCCGGTCGCGGGCGACAGGGTATACTTGCCGCTGGCCGTGATTTTCCCGAGCACCGAGCCGACGGGGTAGGGCAGGCCCGCGAGGAGCGTCACCACCTCGCGGGTGTAGTTCGGGTTGACCTCGTATTTGAGGACGTCGCCCATGCTGGGCGGTTCCGTCAGGACGGGCATGGTTCAGTCTCCACGATGTTGGGGGATGGGGTGCGCCGCGCGATGACGCAGCGCGGGGTGGTCCGCGCCGGTATCAGCGCGAGGCGGCGGCGGATTTCTTGGCGGCCGCGACGATGGGGCTTTCCTTCGCGCCAGCCGCCGGGGCCGTGGCGATGATGCCCGCGGCATCGCTGCGGGCAGCGAGATCGGCCAGGACCTTGGCGCGCAGGGCCTCGGGCTTCACGCCCTTGGCCACGGCTTCGGCGGCGTCGATCTGGATGCCGAGGCGTGCGGCCTGTGCGCAGACCTGCGCGACCTCCGCCGCCTCGGCGCGGATCGCTTCGGGTGACATCGCGGCCGCCGTGGTTTGCACCGGCGCGACTGCCGCGGGCGGGGTTGGTTCCTGCGGCGTGCTGGCAGCAGGCGCGACCGCAGGCTGCGCATGGTCTTCGGGGGCGGTGGTCATCATCGAGCCCTTTCCTCTGGGGGTGATTGTGCCGCGATGTGCGGCGGTGAACGCGCGGAAGGCGGTGACGGGATCGGCCACCTCGTCGGCAAGACCGGCAAAAACCGCCGCCTCGCCGCGGAAGACGGCGGCTTCGGTGCCCAGCGCGCGTTGGGTGTCGAGGCGCTGGCCGCGGCCCTCGGCGACGGTCTCGGCAAAGAGTTGGCGGAGGTCTTCCAACTCGCCCGCGATCCTGGCTCGGACGGCCTCGGGCAGGGGCTGGTAAGGGTTCGCATCGACCTTGCGAGCGCCAGCGTGGATCAGCGTGACGGCGATGCCCTTCTGGTCGAGCGCGCCGCTCATGTCGCTGTGCATGGCCACGACGCCGATGCTGCCGACGGCACCAGTGCGAGGCAGGATGATGCGGTCTGCTTGTGAGGCCAGCGCATAGGCGGCGGACAGGGCATGGTCAGCGACGAAGGCCTGCACGGGTTTGACCTGCCGCGCCGCCCGGATGCGGTCGGCCAGGTCAAAGGCGCCTGCCACCTCGCCGCCAAAGCTGTCGATGTCGAGCGCAATGCCGCGGATGGCAGGGTCAACCACCGCCGCCTGCAGCTGGGCCGCGATCCCCTCGTAGGAGGTCAGACCGGAGGATTGCCCGATCCAGGCCCCGCGATGCACCAGCGTCCCTGCGATTTCGATGACCGCGATCCCGTCGACGACGGCGAAGGGCTGGCCGCCGTTCCGGGCCTGGCGGCTGGTCAGGTCGTCGCCAAAGAGCGACGCCCGGGTTGGCATGGTGGCAGCGGCCTGATCCGCGGGATCCACAGCCATACCCTCGATGCTCACCACCCGCCCCACGATCCGAGGGCCAAGCCCGGTCAGGAAGGCCAGTGCCTTGGCAGGATCGACCATCAGGGGCGTGTTGAAGACGCGCTGGGCGATTTGGGTGTGATGCATCATCCCTCCTCCCTGGTCCGGGGCTCCCGGTCCTCGCTGTCGTCGCTCTCGCGCTGGTCCTGCTCGTCAGGGCCTGTTTCGCTGCCCTGTTCCTCGCCGCCGGTAGTTCCCGCCGCCTGCGCGGGGGATCCCGGCCGCCGGAAGTCGAGGCCGAGTTCCGCCTCGCGCTTGCGTTCGGCCGCGATTTCCCGGTCGACCTGCTCGGCGTCGTAGCCGCGTTCGGCGATGGCCTGCGTGCGGGATTTCAGGCCTGCCTCGATCTGCAGGATCTCGGCCGCGGCATCCTTGGCAGGGTCGATCCAGTCCCACTTGGTGGGGAGCCAGTCGCAGGCAAGGTATGCGCGCCGGTCAGTGGCATAGCCCGGCAGGTCGATGGCGCCCGCCAGCACGGCCATCTCCATCCAGCGCGTCCAGACGGCGCGGCAGAGCTGATAGACCATCACCGAATGCTGGAAGGCCGAGATGCGGCGGCGGAAGTCGACCAGCGCGATGCGCGTGTTCGAGAAGTTCCCCTTCGCGGTGTCACCTGTGAGGTAGCCGTAGGGCACGCCCAGCGCCGCGCCGACCTGCAGGAGCGTGCGGTACTGGAAGGGCTCATAGGTGCTGCCCGAGTCCGGGGTGGATGGCGTGGTGACATCTTCGCCCGGATCCAGCCGCACCACCTGTCCGGGTTCGACCTCCAGATCGTCCTCGACCGGGTCGAGGGCGGTTTCCGGGGCGGGCGAGGTGATGAACATCGCGAACATCGCCGCGGTCTTCTTCCGCTCCAATTCCGCATCGTCGTAGAGATCGAGGGTGAAGAGCTTCACCACTGCCGCGGCGAAGCGCGACACCCCGCGCAGCTGGCCCGCCTCGACCGGGTCCAGAATGTGGATCACCTCGGACGCGGGCACGCGCACCGTTTCCCCGGCCAGCCCCGGATCGGTCATGTCGCCCGGGTGGCGGCGCAGGAAGTGGTACGCCACACGCCGACCGATGCCGTCGAACTCGATCCCCTGCCGGATCGACCCGGCACCGGGCAGAACGCGGATCATGTCCTGGGGCAGCATTTCCGAGGGCAGCATCTGAAGCTGCATCGGCACCGTCAGACCAACTTCGGGACGCCGGGCGCGGATGCGCAGGAAGACCTCGCCAGCAAGGAACACTTCGCGTGCGGCGCGGCGCTGAAGGCCAAAGAAATCGGTCAGACCCTCGGAATCCGCCTCGTCGGTCCAGGCGAGCCAGAGCTTCTGCAATTCCTCCTTCTTCGTTGCATCCGCGATCTTCGACGAGGGCTTGATGCCGTCGCCGACGACATGGTTCGCGAAGGCGTCGACCGCGTTGGCCGCGTAGCCGTTGTTCCTGACCAGCCAGCGCGCCCGGGCGGTGATGGTCTCGCCCGAGGCCGCGATCAGCGTGTTCACATGCGCGCGGGTGGCCCGGAACCCACGCATGCGCCGATGGGACTGCGCCGCGTCGAACCCGCCGATGATGGACCCGAGCCGCGCGCGGAAGGCATCCAGCACCATGGTCACAGACCCTTCGTGGCGACCGTGCCCCAGCGGCGGCGGCGTGGCGTGGCCGAAGCCGCTGCAACCCGTGCCTCGAGATCGCGAACGGCCGCCGCCAGTTCGGCATCCGAGCCATAGGTCACCGTCTTGCCGTCGTAGCTGACGCTGCGCAGCCCGGCGAAGCGGGCTTCCTGCAGCGCGGTCAGCAGGGCCTGCATGCGGTCGAGATCCATCAGTCCCTCATGAAGTTCGGGGTGTAGGTCCGCCGTTTCCGGCGTGGCGTGGTCAGGGTTCCGGCCTTGGGCTGGGCCGGGTCTTGTGTAGCGATGTCGGTCGCGGTGGCCGAGGGCATGCGCGTATCGACGCCCGCCTGCGCCTCGAGTCGCCGCCAGGTCGCCTCGTCCCATCGGTCGGCGCCGAGGATCCACACCGCAGCACGGGCGTAGACCCGGCAGTCCAGCGCCTCGTTCCGCTCGCGCATCTTCTGCCATTCCTGATGGGCATAGCCGCGCTTGTTGCGGATCGTGACCAGCTGTTCGGCCACCAGCTGCTTCAGCCATTCGGTGTCGGCCCAGCCGGGCAGGTGGATTGTGCCGGGGGCGTCGAGCACACCAGTGGCGCGATTCTCATCCGAGGGCCGTTCGATCCGCAGGAACCGATAGGTCTCCGCCTTGAACGTCGCCGTGGCCACAGACCAGAGCCGCGCACCGCGGCGCAAGCGCTTCCCGCCGATGGTCGCATCGACATATGTCGGCCCCGAAACCGGCGCGGCCCGGTTGAAGCCCTCGAGGCCCTTCAGCGGTGCCACCTGTTCGAAGCCGACCTTGCGCGACCAGGCATAGACGGCCGCGGCCTCGTAGCCGGTGTCGATCCCGAGCCGCGCCACGGTCATGAAGGCACCGTTGGAATGCTGCCAGCTCTTCCCCAACAGCGTGGTCAGCTTGTCCCATGCCGCGGGATCGTCAGGCCCGCCCGGGATGACGATGTGATCGACGAGCCAGCTTTCCATTCTCCGGCCCCAGGCCCAGATGTCGACCTCGATCCGGTCCCTTTGGACGTCGGCCCCGGCGGTCAGGAACAGCCCCGCCATGGGCACGGTGCCCGGCTTCCAGGCTTCGCGCCGATCCGCCAGCCGCTGCCATTCCGGAGCGTCGCCGCTCTCGACCCATGTCTCGCCAAGAAGCGTGTTGCGCGCGGCGCGCAGCGTCTCGTCCGACCCTTGGGCCGCCAGCCATTCCCGCGCGACGTCGGACCAGCTTTTCCACCCGAGCGGCGAATAGAGCGCCGAGAGGTGGAAGCCGATGGCCTTCGGATCCTTGGAAACCGCCGTCGCCCGCCATTCGCCGCGGGCCAACATCTCGGTCTTGTGGTGCTCGGCGATGGGACGCTCGCAGCCCTCGCAGTGATAGGCGGCGGTTTCCGGTCGGCCCTTCGCCCAACGCAGGCGGTCGAATTGCAGCCACTGCATCGCGCCGCAATGCGGGCAGGGGACAAAATAGCGCCGCTGGTCCGATGCCTCGAACTCCCGCTCGATGCGTGACAGCCCCCGGATCGTGGGCGTCGAGACCATGAACACCTTGCGCCGGTGCGAGAAGGTCGTCGTCCGCGCCTCGGCCAGCGTGACCGGATCGCCCTCCTCGTCGGCCGAGGCCGGGTAGGCGTCCACCTCGTCGAGAAAGACGTAGCGCGCGGGCATCGACCGCAGGCCGGTCGCGCTGTTCGCCCCGGTCAGCACCAGGATGCCGCCGGGGAATTCCTTCGACAGCATCGAGTTGCCCGCATCGCGAGACCGCGCCGGGTTTACCCGTTCACGGAGTGCCGGGCTGTCCGCGATCAGGGGGTCAAGACGACCGCGAGACGTCCGCTTCGCCAGTTCCAAGGATGGCAGCACCGCCAGCATCGGGCCTGGCGCGTGATGGATGACGAAGCCGATCCAGTTGTTGCCCGCTTCCGTTGCCCCGACCTGCGCCGCCTTCATGAAGGTGATGCGCTGCGCCGGATGGCCGGGCGACAGCACATCCATGATCTCGCGCAGATAGGGCGCGCGGGCGGTGCGATACCGCCCCGGCTCGGCCGCGCCCCGCGACGACAGCCAGCGATGCTGATCCGCCCATTCCGATACCGTCAGGTTCGGGTCGGGGCGCATCCCCTGTCGCCAGACCCGAAGCAGGTCTTCAGCGCCGTCGAAGCCGAGGTCGAGGCCTTCGGTCAGATCGTTGTCATCGTCCTCATCATGCAAGCGAGACCCGGAGGTCGGCGAGGGCGTCGAGCTGTTCGCGGACATGGGCTTCCAGCACCCTCTGCATGATCGCGGTCTCGATCGTCACCGATGCCCCGGATTGCCGTTCCACCTCCGCCATGATCTGCGCCGCCATCAGCGCGGCCACCCGTCCGGGCCAGGTCACCCAGACATCCCGTTCCTGCCGCGCCAGGCGAAAGACGAGGGTTTCCGCCCGCGCGCGGTCGACCATCGTGCCCTTCTTCTTCTGCACGGCCAGCTGGCGTTCTTGCGCGGCGTAAACCGTCAGCGCCGTGCGCGCCTTGATGTAGGATGTCGTGTCCCCGGGGCCGCTGGCCAGCCCATCGCCACCAAGCGACCGGCGTTGCTGGTCGGGGTCCGTCATTTCCGCCCGCCGCACATCCGAGGCCGCGGCATTGATCGACCCGTCGTCATGGACCACCAGCCGCCCGTTCTTCCGAGCCTTCTGGACCCCGCCGCGCGACAGACCGGAATGGGCCGCGTACTCGCGTTCGCTCATGCCTTTCATGGCGCAGATAACCCGATCAACCCAATGATATCGCTTGGTATTCAGTTGATTAGACAGCGCGATAGAGCGAGTCTGATCTCGAGGAAACGATCCAACTCAGCGAAGGACGCCCCGCCATGACCACCCGCCGCGCCAGCGACAATTCCAAAGCCCTCGACGCCTTCATCGCCGCCAAGGCCGAGATCGACATCATGCTGGAACGCCTGAAGGCCCTCAGCGACGACCACTTCGAGACCCACCCCGACGAGATCCATTGGGGGCATGTCGGGACGCTGAAGAACTACGCGAGCCTGCTGCGCCAGATCACCGACAGCGCCTTCAAGGAAGGCGAACACGCCGCCTGACGCGCCCACGCGGCGCGACGGCCGCCCCGTCCGAGGACGGGGGTGAGCCCGGACCGTGGCCCCAGTGGGGCCGCGTAAGCCGGGCGAACGTCCGTAGAAGGCACGCACACCGCGCGCCCACAGCCACGGAGGCCCCGATGACCACCCCGTCCGACACCCAGTCCCTGATCCTGTCCCGCGCAGCGACCCGGCCCGGCAACCTTGCCCTGCCGCTGCCCGAGGGGCTGGTCGGCGCCGCCGCCAAGATGGTCGTCGGCAAGATGATCGCCCGCGGCTGGCTCGAGGAGGTCGAGGCGAACCTTCGCCGCGGCGAGCCGATGTGGCGCGAGACCGGCGACGGCCACGGCACCACGCTGATCGCGACCGAAGCCGGGCTGGAGGCCATCGGGATCGAGCCGTTGGCGGCCAGTGCTGTCGCCAGCGCGCGGAAGGCGAAGCCGAAACCGGAACCGGTGCAGATGCCCGACGACACCGGCACCGCGAAATTCGTCACCATCCGCGCTGGCACCAAGCAGGCGCAGATCATCGCCATGCTTCAGCGCCCCGAGGGAGCGACGGTCGCCGAAATGGTCGACGCCACCGGATGGCTGGCACATACCGTCCGCGGCTGTATCTCGGGGGCGCTGAAGAAAAAGCTGGGTCTGCCCATCGCCGCGGAGAAGGTCGAGGGCAGGGGAACCGTATATCGCCTCGTCAAATAGGCGAATTCTCAGGGCGGAGCCAAATGGGTTTCAGTAGGGCCCGCCTATGTGCATAGGCCAGCCCAAGGACGAACATGCCGCCACCACTCCAAAGGAGTGAGAACCCTGATCGGCAATAGCCTCAACTGGTCGCGCTTCTTGATAATTGTCCGCCGATCTCTTGTGCAGAAGACGTCACATTCGAGGCCGACTGCATTTCCGATCAGTTCCCGATCCGCCTTGTCGGGCAGTCGGCGGGTGAAAGGCGCATCGATCATGCGCCGCCCGACCACGGAAGCGTAAGCGATCGCTTCGTCTTCAGGCGAAATCAACTCTACAGCGAAGTCTCGCAGCCGCTGGCGGTGTTCGGGATCGGGCGTATTGTCAACCTCATCAAGCGTCTTTCGGGATGCCATGATCGCCCAGTTTGCCCGCCTGCCAACGTAGAAGATGTGCATTAGCGCTTCGAGATCCTCGGCAAGTAACGCGTCCTCGATACTCGGTAGCGGCTGTTGCTCGAAAATCTGGTCTGGGTAATTCACGAGCAGGTTCACAACATTCGTGTCGAGAAAAATCCGCCCGGGTACGGCGTCATAGGGATAGGCCCTGCAATCCGCACTATGTTCGGCCTCACTGCGATAAAGGATCCAGCGCCGTCTGGTTTCATCCCAATGTTCGATTCCCAAGGATCCACCATCTCATCCGGAAGCTGATGGCATGGAGAATAGACTTGGTTTGAGGTTGATCCAAGCCTCCAACGGCCCGACAAAATGGCGCTACTCCACCGTCAATCCAGCCTTCCTTCCCGTCGCCATCTCCCACCGCCGCACCGCGACGTCGCAGTAGACCGGGTCCAGTTCCACCGCGCAGCAGCGTCGTCCGGTGCGTTCGGCGGCGATCAGCTGGGTTCCGGAGCCGCAGAAGGGTTCGAACAACAGATCGCCAGGATCGGTGAAGGCCTCCAGCACCGCCTCTACCAGCGCCACGGGGAACACGGCCGGGTGCGATCCGGCTGCGCCAAGTCCGCCCTTGTGCCGCATGATCCGGAACACGGAGTCCGGGATCCGGTGGCTCTGGATCGCGTTGCCGAAGCCGGTCTTGCGGTGGACCGTGCCGTCGGCCCCGCGCAGGCCGCCGCCGCCGAGGGTTTCGCCCGCGTGCTTGCTCTCGACCGTCTTGTTCGGTTTGCGGGGCTGGCGGTTGAAGTGGAAGATGAACTCGTGCGAGGGCGCGAGGCGGCCGTTCCAGTCGCCGGGCAGGCCCGGCCCTTGGTCCCACACATACCAGCCAAACCGCCGCCAGCCCTGCGCACGCATCCAATCGAGCCAGCCCTCCCAATACGGAACCCACTCGCCATCGCGATGGACGAGGCCGAGGTTCACCAGCAGCTGGGAATCGGTATTGACCGGCGCTGTGGCGAAGACACCCTGCATCAGCGCATCCCAATCACCGACCTTCTCCTTCGCCGCGCCATAGTCGCGCTGCTGGGCGTAGGGCGGGGAGGTGAACATCAGCGCTGCCTGCGCCCCATCCATCAGCCGCGCCACCACGGCCGGGTCGGTCGCATCGCCGCAGATCAGCCGGTGGTCGCCCAGCGCCCAGATATCGCCGGGGCGGGTGATCGGGTCAGCCGGGGCCTCCGGGATGGTGTCGGCCGCGTCATCGTCGATGGGCGCTCGGCCGTCGGCATCCTGCAGCAGCGCGTCCAGCTCGTCCTCAGGGATGCCCATCAGCCCGAGGTCGAAGTCCTCGGCCATCAGGCCCCGCAGTTCCTCGAGCAGGAGTGCCTCGTCCCACCCGCCCAGTTCGGTCAGCTTGTTGTCGGCGATGCGATAGGCCCGCCGCTGCGCCTCGGTCAGATGGCCCAGCACGATGACCGGCGCCTCCGCCAGCCGGAGTTGTAACGCGGCCAAGACGCGACCATGGCCCGCGATCAACTCGCCATCTGCGGCGACGAGGCAGGGGACGGTCCAGCCGAACTCGGCCATGCTCGCGGCGATCTTTGCCACCTGGTCGGCGTCATGGGTCTTGGCATTTCGGGCGTAGGGGCGGAGACGGGCCAGCGGCCAGTGCTCGATCCGGCCGGGCAGGAGGGGCGCGTTCATGCCGCGAGCCGCTTTGCCTTGAGGGCGGCGAAGCTCTCGCCAGTTTCCACCAGCACCGCTTCCTGGCCGGTGAAAGATTGCCAGCGTTCGATGGCGACATCGACATAGGCCGGGTTCAACTCGACCCCGAAGCAGACCCGGCCGGTGGTTTCCGCCGCGATCAGCGTGGTGCCGGATCCCATGAAGGGCTCATAGACTGCCTGGCCGGGGCTGGAATTGTTCAGGATCGGGCGGCGCATGCATTCAACCGGCTTCTGCGTGCCATGCACGGTGTCGGCGTCCTGATCCCGGTTGGCGATCTGCCACAGCGTGGTCTGCTTGCGGTCTCCGGCCCAATGGCCCTTGCCCGTCGCGCGCACCGCATACCAGCAGGGTTCATGCTGCCAGTGGTAATCGCCGCGGCTGAGCACCAGCCTGTCCTTGGCCCAGATGATCTGCGACCGGATGACGAAACCCGCGGCCACCAGGCTGTCGGCCACGGTCGCGGCATGCAGCGCGCCATGCCCGGTGTTTGTCAAAGGAGTTGTCGCCTGCTCTTGTTTTCAGGCTGCTCGTTCGACCGGCCCGGCCATGGGTCCGCCGCCGCCAGCTTGATGGGGGAGCGCGTCGGCGGACCCATGGCCTCCGCGCCCGGCATCTGGCCGTTCCGGGTTCAGCCAGACCGAGCCGATGGGTTGCCAGTTGCGGGTCTTGCCTGACCAGCGCTCCGGGTGCGCAGCGCGGGCGAATTCATAGACCCGGTGGCGCTCGGCCAGCAGCGCCTTGTCCTCGCCGCGGTGGCGCTGGTCGGGGGTGACGAAGCGGATCGCGCTGTGACGGTGCTCGGTGTTGTACCAGCGCACGAAGCTCTGGACCCAGGCCCGTGCCTCGTCGATCGTCGCGAAGCCCCGGGTCGGCCAGCGGGGCGTGTACTTGCAGGTCCGGAACAGCGCCTCGGAGAACGGATTGTCGTTCGATACCCGCGGCCGGCTGAAGGACGCGATGACGCCCAGCCGCTCCATCGTCACCTTCATGGTGGCGCCCTTCATCGGACTGCCGTTGTCCGCATGGAGTACGAGCGGGCTGGTCAGGCACCGCTCCGACCAGACGGCGCGCTTGAGCACCTCGGCCGCGAAGTCCGAGGCCTCGCGCTCGTGGACTTCCCAGCCAACGATCTTCCGGCTGAAGATGTCGACGATGAGATAGAGATAGAAGAAGGCACCGGCGATCGGTCCGGGCAGCCACGTTATGTCCCAGCTCCAGACCTGGCAGGGCGCCTTCGCCTCGAAGCCGGTCGGCGGTTTCTGGCGTGCCGCCGGTCGGGCGCGGCCCCGGCGGTGGTTTTGGCCGCGCTCGCGCAACACCCTGTAGATGCTGGATTCCGATCCGATGTAGATGTCTCGGTCGGCCAGCCGGGGCACGATCTGGCTTGGTGGAAGACTTGCGAACTCGGGACTGGCACAGGTCGCCACGATCCGGTCGCGCTCCTCTTCCGAGAGTTTGTTGGCTGGCGCCGGGCGGTGCGCGGACGGACGGCGATCCTCGCGGATCCCGCCCTCGGGATCCTTCCAGCGCTGCAAGGTGCGGCGGCTCATCCCGAGTGTGGCGCAGGCGGCCCCCAAACGAGCTCCTGCCGTCGTCGCTTCGCCGATGAGGGCGACGATGTGCCGGCGATCCGAGGCAGACGTCATTCCTCCGCGCCTCCCTCTGGGCCCCAGATCGCCTCGGCCTTTTTTCTGAGGATCATCAGCGCCGCCGCCTCGGCCAGCGCCTTCTCCTTGCGCGCGAGTTCGCGCTCCAGCTGCTGGATGCGTTTCTTGTCGTCCCGCGTCTCGCGCGCGATCCGGCTGGTCGCCGCCCGTTCCCAGTCGTTGGCGCGCGCGCACGCTTCGCGCCACACGACGAGTTGCTCGAGGTAGATGCCACGGCGCCGGCAGTATTCGCCCAGCTCGGCCTCGTTCAGCGAGGCTGTCTCGATCACCGCCGCCAGCTTGTCCTCGGAGGTCCAGCCCTCAGGCCCGGCGTTGGCGTCGGGCAGGAACTGCCCCTTCGCTCGCGCCTCCGCCCGCCACTTGGCAAGCGTGGCCACGCTGATCCCCTCCTCCTTGGCCAGCTGGCCCAACGGTATCTTGTTCGGCGGAAGCATCTTTCCGAGAACCGCCGCCTTTCGTTCTGGTGAATACGCCAACTCGTTGTCCTGTCCCGCCCGCCTCAGAATACACTTGCGGTATCAGAGCGGGCGACAACTTCCCTGACAGAGGGGGTGCCAGACATAGGCGACGTCACCGGGGAACAGCGCCCACGCTTCGCGCCAGTCGGCGCGGTCGTCGTTCAGCACCTTGCCGGTGCGTTTCGTCTTCGCGGCCCCGGCCTGGTTGCGCCAGGAGGGATCGTATTCGACGCCGTAGGGCGGGTCGGTGACCATCAGTAGGGGGCGCACATCACCGAGCAGATGCCCCACGACATCGGCCGCGGTGCTGTCGCCGCAGATCAGCCGGTGTGCGCCCAGCTGCCACAGGTCGCCCGGCACCGACACCGGTGAGACCGGCAGCTCCGGAACGTCGTCCGCACCCTCGACCGGACCATCCCCGCCCAGCGCCTCCGGATCCCGCAACAGCGCGTCAAGCTCATCGTCGCTGATGCCGAGCAGGGTCAGGTCGAAAACCTCGGCCAAGAGCCCCGCGATCTCGTCGCGCAGCAGGGCCTCGTCCCATTCGCCCAGTTCCGTCAGCTTGTTGTCCGCGATCCGGTAGGCCCGGCGTTCGGCCTCGTCGAGATGGCTGAGCCGGATCACCGGCACCTCGGTCAGCCCGAGCATGGTGGCCGCCAGCACCCGGCCATGGCCCGCAATCAGCTCGCCGTCGTCGGCAACCATGCAGGGCACGGTCCAGCCGAACTTGGCCATACTGGCGGCGATCTTCGACACCTGGTCGTCGCCATGCATCTTGGCATTGCGGGCATAGGGGCGCAGCCGGGCAATCGGCCAGGATTCAACCTGGCTCGGCGCGAAGACGAGGTCCATGGGATGGGGCTCGGGATGTGGGGGACGGAAAATGAAAAGCGCCCGCGAGAGGTATCCTCCGGGCGCAATTCTTCGATGATCAAGGGGTAGGTCAATAGGGGCAGGTCTGTCAACCTGAAAAGTGAAGTGGATTCAACGGCTTCTCAGGAACTGACTTTCCGGGGTGGCTTCCGGCCACCTGGCTTCCCCGAAGGTGGCTTCCCTGGCTTCCCGCCGGGAATCCACCATGGCCAGATCGTGATTCCGCAAGCCGCTGATCTGACTCAAGATTTCCGGCTCCGGGTCGCAAGGTTGCTTCCGCCTGGCTTCCCCGGTGAAAATGCCTCTCGCTAGCAAACCGCCGCGCTGCGCCCCCCCGCATACGTTCAGCGCCTGGGAGGAACCAGAGGAGGGGTTAGTGGGTGGGTGAATTCACCCAATCTAAATCACGCCTTCGGGAGGCGAACTGAGAAAACAATCTCACGACAGCTTCCTTTCCCAGTCATTATCTCCCGTTCACCAACAGTAACATCTATAGAGCCATTAAAGCTGGTTACGATCTGACTGCACAAAAACAGTCCCAACCCTGAGCCAGAGTCACCTCGATCACGTGTTGCCTCACCACGATAACCACGTTCAAAAATCCGCTGCTTCTCGTACTCCTTAATTTCAGGTCCAATCGAACTGACAGAGAACGAGATATTTCCGTCCTCTTCTGAAACACTTACGTCAATGCTTCCGTTGTGAGGAGAGTATTTAATTGCATTGTCGATCAGAATGTATGGTACAATCTCAAGTATATCAGGGCCGCGAGATGTTGAATATGAGCTGCCATTCAAGGATATTTGAACGCCTGACCGCTCTGCCATTGGGCGAAATGATCTAACAACCTTGTCAACCTTTCGGAAGACCTGAACATTCGTTTTCGCACGCTCTTGTAAAGGATCCCCAGAGAAGTCTATCATGTCCACCCGGATCCGAAGCATGCTCTGGGCTGCAACAATATTGTCGATCAGACGAATAGCGCCATTGTCTCTAGGTAGCGCCTGTATTGAAAGTTTCGCTTCCTCCGCTGCATGATAAATTACGCCAGATAGCCTGCGCATGTCGTGAACAACTAGATTAAGGTCATTATGGTAGCTTGCTGCAAAAGCTGCTTCCAGACTTTCTAGGGAAGCAACGTACTCTTCTATCCGCTTCACTGTCATTTGGGCTGGTACTGCAAGTCGGTTCTTGAATACTGCAAGGCTAGGGATCGCGCCTGGAAAGCAGAAACGTGTCCCGTCGTTGCCTATACGTACGAGTGCCATGTAACCAAAATCAATCTTGTGCCAGCCAGCTGTGCGAAGGGCGGCATAGGACGATATTTTGGATGCTCCTGCCAGGTCGGCTGGTAGATTGAAGATGGCGCCAGGGTAATACCGAAAGGAATCGTCCGGCTTTGAAACAACGCAGTCGAGTGCGAACATTAGCTTCCTGTAAATGCCCTAAAGATTGCGCTAGAGACGAGGCCGTTAATAACGTCGACCGCAAACTTACTCAGCCCTCGCTTGGCGGCGACCTCCGTTAAATCATCAAAGTTAGATTTTCCGGAGATAACAGATCTCACATATGCATCCTCCAGTATCAACAGGGCCTTGGTATCTATGCCATCGTCGACGAGAGATCTGCGAATGCGTAGCCATATCTTCCGTTGATCGGATGCATCTCTGATCAAGCTGTCGAGCGCTTGGGTCCACTCGTCATTGTCAGCATCTTTCTTGATGAACCTGTCAGCCAAAGCTATGGCAGCTTTTGCCTGCTCAGAGCTTGCAGATGCCCCTGAGTAGGCGGCAACCATTATTGATGGGTAATTGTGGCGTATCTCACGAATAAGCGTTGCGCCCTGCTTCCGATCGTCAAAATTCAGACCAACTCCCATCAGATCACAGAGTACAATGGGGTAGGCCGAAACTTCATCGATCTTCTTGATGTCACCGATTTCAGCAAATCGATAGCCAAAGTTCTTTAATGTGCGGCCTGCATCAAACGATTGATCATCAACAACACAGATTTCAAACCGAGCTCGGCGATCCTTGGGGAGCGCCTGAGCAGTTGTATTCGCTACAGGCAGGTCTGCCAGCGTGCGATATCTACTAATTAAGCCTAAAGTCAATTTCATCTTGTCGTGCCTCTGGCCTTGTTTTCGGTCTTGTGTGTCTGTCTATGGGCGATGATGGCATTCCAAGTGTTTCGATGGGTCGCGACTATTGCGTCACTATGACAGCATTGGTATCAAGCTTTCCTAAACGTCACCAAGCTCGTCAAAAATGGCGTTCAATGTTGGGTTAGATGCTGCCTGTCGAACGCGGGACCTTACCGCTGTTTTGTTCAGCTCCAACCTAACGAAAGCATCGCCTTTCTTTCGGATAAGCTGAATTCGAGTAAAGCGGTCGCCATGCTTTTCCGCAAACTCAGCAAGTCCCTGCGCCTTGTACAGGTTATCAGCGCGACTGTCGTCATGCGGTTCCAGAATGTCGAAGACGAAATCCGTGCCTTTGCTCCTCACGATCAGCATGTCGGGGAACATCGGTTTCCAAGCTCCGCTCACCTGGTAGGGGATCTCAAGAGACCAGGGCTTCCTGTCGAGATTTCGTAGCCATCCAACGAAGTCATCTCGGCCCATTTCAAGCTTCAGGACGTCAGCTTCCCAAGGGTTCAGGGTTGTGCGGAACGATCCATCATATTCGACATAGAGGTGATGGCTCCATGTGGGTTCCGTGGTGTCGCGGCGAAAATCGATGGTGTCCTGCAGCCGCCAAGGTGTGCTTGAGGGGGTGGAAGACGCTGATTTCAGCTTGTCGTACCCGGCGCGCACCTGTTCTGTAAGTTTGGAAATCGCATGTCGGTGTGCGTCATAGAGCGCTTCAAACTGAGCCTTCGACTTGTTCTCCAAAGCAGAGCGCGCTGCCGCAGATGCAGCCACGATGATTGCTTCCAGTTTCACCTCCTGACCGTCACGTTCCGCGTTTGCCTTTCGGTAAAGCTGGTGGAGGCCATACCCTTGTCCTAAGGTGCGACCTGCGTCTTCAAACTGTCGGTCGACATCGAGATCTGAGACCTCAACGGTGTAGTCCTCTTGGCCTTCCGCCATTCCGGTCACGCCCGTGACCATGACTGTGCGCAAACCAACCTTTGTAAGGGACTTGCGCGCCTTCTCGAAGTCGCCAGATGCTTTCAACACGGCAACCTGCTCGCCGATCCATGACACGGCGTCAGCTTTGGCACCATCCCAGGCATTTGGGTCGATTCCATCCATCGTTAGTCGGCTTGCTATCGCCTGGTAACGCCGGATGTCGCTCTGTGCCCGAACCGCGTTCACGCGATAGGTGACGAGCTCTACTGCCTCGATAGCCTCGAAAACACTCTCGGTGCCGGGTCGACGGTGCAGGGTGACAAGCTTCGTCCCCTCTCCTGTCTCGGCCGGAACGATATCGTCGCTGGTTTGAAGTGCTGTGATGACCTGCTCGACGGCCGCTGCATTGAAATGAGGCAGATAAAGGTGGACGTCGTTCAGCTCGGCCGTGCTTTCGATCCTGCGCGCCAAAGGCGTCCGAACCATGCGCCCGAGAAGCTGAGCGATGTAGGTGTGGTCCTGCGCGCTACGGAAAGACATCATGACTTCTGCCCGTGGGCAATCCCATCCGGTAGAAAGCGCCAGCTTGAAGAATACCACCGAGACGTCTGCGTCGTCGTCGATGCGAGAAGGATCGATGTAGCGGATTGCGCGGTCGCCGACCTTCAGGCCCCCTTTATCCATCAATGCATGCGCGAGCTCGGAGTCCCGAAGGGGACGGCCAATGCCATCTTCAACCGCCTTGATCGCGTCCGCCAGGTTGGTTCGGGTGGGTGCGCCATCTTCAATCTGGATGACGAGAATGGGTCGCACAGGCCTTTCGCCCTCGTCCTTGCAGTAGGATGCCCATTGGTCGGTCATGACCTGCCATCGCCGTGCCGCCTCTTCAAGGATGCCCATTTCGGCATTCGTCGGGTTGGCGGGGTGGTGGATTAGGACACGCTCCTTGATCAGTCCGGACTTTTTCACATCCTCGACTGGCACTGGTACCTTGTGCTGGGTGTGGTCGGTGTCAGCCAGCAGCTCGTTGAAACGCTTGGGGGTTGCAGAGACGCCAATGATCAGCGGCATCTTCACCAGGCCGGTTTCCTTGTTGCCTTTGATGAACTGCTGAACGATCGTTTGTGCCGTTGCGCTGCCCTTGCCAGTGGTCATCCCACGATGGGCTTCATCGATCACCACATAGAACCTGTCCGGGATCGCGCGCGCGGTGTTCGTCAGCGTTGTCCAGATAGAATAGCTGCGCCCATCGCCGACGGTCGTGAGCAGCCGGTCGCTGGCCAGCTTTTGGGTGTTGATGAAATAGATCTTGCCACCGGCCAGGCGCTCTTCGTCGAAGCTGGCTGTGATCACCTCCAGCTGCCCGACCCGGTAGACCTTGTCGGACTGACGTTCGATCTTGAGCTTCGTCTGCTCATTCAGCTCGGGCATGTCCGACACCCAGAGGATGACCGCATCCGGCTGGGGTACCCAATCCAGCGGCCAGTCCAGCTGTTCGTCGGGCTGGTCGAGGATCGCCTCGAACAAGGCCGTCATGATGATCGTCTTGCCGCTTCCTGTGGGCGCGGACAGTGTGATGGCCTGCGGGGCTTCAGGCGACGCCGCGGGACGGGCCAGCATCAGCCGCTTTCGAAGGTTGTGCAGGGCATCCTTCTGGAAATCGAACAGTTCAATCTTCATGCGACGCCCCCGATGCCAGCAGCGGCATCTTCCGCCCGCGTATTGATTGTAAAGTTCACGAGGTAGTCCCGGTAGAGCTGAACGAACTCGACGTCCGGGTTACGGGCGATCAAGGCGATGCGCAGTTCCCCTGAAATCGCTCGGAAGGCCTCCTCTGCATCCGTCACGACGTAGACATGCCGCAGTGCTTCCCTGGCCAGCAGGGCTTCGCGAAAAGCCGTCACGCGTGTCTCATTCAGCAAGACTGCGAACGGGCTGCTTTCCGGAACGAAGACATCCGGCAAGGGGCCTTCAGGCAAGGTAGGCGACGGGCCGATGGCCCCCGACTTCATCCACAGTAGAGGCAGGATTTCCCTGAAGGCCGCACCAAGCTCCACCCGGTCTTTGTCGAGGAAGTCGAGCTTGAAGTACGCGACGTTCGCAGGAAACCCTGCCGACATCGGGCGCTTTTCCTCATCCTGGACGATCAACGGGCCAAGCAGGTCATCCACTTGGGCCTTGAGAGCTTTGAACTGCTTCTCATCCCCGGCAACTATATAGAAATCAGAAATGTGGTCTTTGTCCTCCAAAGCCTCCAGCCACTCAGCAGCAGCATCAGGTTCGAACAGGACGGACGCCGTGTGATCTTCGGATACAATGAATCGGCAGCCAAGAGTGACACTGCTCTGAGGTAGTGCCTCGATCATTGCGACAAGTGCTAGCTTCTTCTTGTGCGCAGCTCTGTGAGCTTTCTTCGCGGCTGCTCCCTGTAAGCCAGCTTCAACGATCAAGTCACTTGGAGACACAAAAGCCGCGTGGCGGTACGTCCTGCGCTTCTCTTTCTCAACTAAACGACCGGTGAGAAACTCGCCGCTTAATTCGGACCCATCGTCGCGTTTGCCAAGGACCGTGAATTTCGTTCGTGGCCAAGTGACAGATCGGCAAACGCCGTGGCGCTCCCATTTCACATGCCCCGGGTCAAATCCGTCGTTTGAAAGCGCTGCTGCCTCCTTGGCCGAGACTTCATTGTTGGTGACCAGCAAGCAGCGTCGATTGCCTTGATCAATATCATTGATCAATGTGACCGCATTCAATGTGGTACCGCTTCCAGCGAAGAAGTCGACAATTAAGGCATCCTTTCGATCGCCAATGATTGGTAGCAAAGAATCTCTGACAGCGTAGACTGACTTTGGAAATGCAAAGATGCCGCGCTTATTCAGCACTTTGTGCAGCAGAGTCGTTCCGTGGGTTCCGGCGTCGTGTAGCGTATCCCACCATACAGTCTTGACCTTTGTCTTGTTCGGCTTTCTTTCCCATATATTGATCGTCCACGTCTTTTTCTTCTTGTTGAACTTTCCTAGAACGACACGCTCTGAGTCTATCAATTCCTGCATTTTGGGGGATACAAAGCGCCAGCAGCGATGATTTCCATCATGGTCGATCGGCCAAATTGGCTTCAATCCGTCCGGATCAAGGGAAAAGTCAGGCTCTTGGCCGAGTGGAATACTTGGCCCAGTCCGAACTACCTTTCCTGCCGACTCGTCAATATATATTGGATAGAATTGGTTCCATCTTTGATGCCGATAGCTCGATTCGCTACCCCGTCGTCTTGCATGCCTCTTTTCCCAAAGATGTGCAAAAACAGGATTCAAGTGTGACCGGTCTGAGGCGTCGATTGTTACTTCTTCGTCAACATCCTCCTCAGATTCATTGCCTTCCTCATCGGCAGCGTGATCTAGGGAGATGCCTTGTGCAACGCCGCCTTCGACGTTAGGGAAGCAATAGATTGCCTGTTCTTCGACGCGAGCAAAGTTGGCTTTTCCAGTTCCCTTCGGATTGATCACAATCGTTACCATTTGCCGGAGATACTCAGGGAAGCACTCTGAAAGCAAAACGCCTAGGTTGAAAAGCTCGTTTTCATCGATTGTGACAATCAATACGCCGGTCAAGGGCTTTAGTAATCGCTTAGCAAGTTGAAGTCGCTTTTGCATCATTGACAGCCACTTGCTATGTCTCCAGCTGTCCGCCCGATCCACGAAATCGTTATTGTACTTCCAGTCGCGCGCGCCAGAGTTGTATGGCGGATCGATGTAAATGCAGTCTACCTTGCCCGCGTAAAGGTATTCCAGAAGCTGCAGTGCGTGGTAATTGTCGGCCTCAATCAGCGTGTGCCACGGCGCATCGGCTGGGCCGTTCTGCACGGCGTCCATGGGCGTGAGGGTCGGAAAGATCGGGTCTCCGAATTGCTTGACCACCACCAACTCAGCGACTGGCAGGGTCATCCTTTCCCCTGCGCTTTCCTTGTCACCCGCCTGCCGCGGCTTCATCAGATGCGCGGTACCGCCTTCAATCCGTCGAACGCGCCAGGTCTCGTTCAATGATCCGGAGCGCTTCGCGACCAGGTCACCCTTCCGAGGCTTGGCGCTGTAGATGGGAACCACCTCAGGCAGGTGTTGTTCGAAGACCAGTCCGAACTTCTTGTGCCGTGTCGCGGCCTCCCATTCGCGCGTGATGCGTTCCCGCAGCTTGGGGTCAGTGATCTGGTTCAACAGGTCATGTATCGCGGCCATTTGTTTCGCCGTCTTTCCTTGAGGTTAATCGAACGCACTCTGCGGGATTCGTGTCGGGCTTCCAAAGCGTTACCTTCGCCCGTTTCCTTGGGCTGCGCAACGCGTCGGGGCGGTTGATCGACCCCGGTGTGTGGGTTTTCGACAGGGTCGCAGTGAGCGCGACGTGTGCCTTCGGTCGAGCGCCCAAATGTTGGGGCATTGTCGGCAGCGCGGGGCCTTCGGTTCGCGGGTCGCCAATGCACCTCTTTCCTTCTCCTGACTGGATCATCGCACCTCCCACACCTCGCCGTTGTCGAGCTGCTTGACGAAATCCACCGTTGCGCCGTTCCAGTGATAGGCGAAATGCGCGCCTTGGGTGGGGATCGGGATCACGTCGGGCCAGAAGACGGCGATGCACTGGCCCTCGGGATAGCGGATGCTGGGCCAGGTGATGCCGTTTGATCCGGCCGCGCGTCGCTCGGCCCCGAAGACCTGGGACGCGCGGTAGTCGTTGGCGTCCAGCAGGTCGGCGCGGCCGGTGGCGTCGTCCAGATCGGCATCGACGGACCCGATCAGTTCGCGGAACTGCGACGTCCAGCCCGGCGACTCGTTCGTGGCGCGCATGAAGCGCGTATGGTGGTGGATGGTTTCGGCGATGGCCACTTCGGTGCGGTCGCCCGCGTAGTAGAGGCCAAAGCTGCCGTCCGAAAACCGCCCCGGCCGCAGGGGCGAGCAATGGACGAAGGGTGCTATGACCCAGCTGGCGCCGGGCCCGGTCACGCGGCGTGCGACCGGCACCTTCGACAGATCACCGATGCTGTCGCGGATGCGCGGGTTGAACTTGGCTTCGGCCGAGGCCAGCGCCTCCCAATCGGCGGGGTCGGCGATGTCTTCGAACAGGTCGATGGGCGGGTGGATCGAGCGGATGATGCGGACAGTGCGTGGCCATGTCACGCGGCGGACAGGCACATTCACCAGGCACCCCGTTCTGCATCCAGATAGGCGCGCAGGTCGATCAGGTCGGTGATCTCGCCGCGCATCATGATGTCCAGCGCGCTGCGACCGCCGAGGGCTGTGCTGGGTTTGCGGATCCACGCATAGCCGCGGGTGGGTTCGGTGAAGAGGTACCGCAGCGCCTTGTGGATCCCCATCAGGATCGCCATCCGCGCGCGCAGGTCCCGGTCGATGCGCCCGATGTCGCCGGTCTTCCAGCGCGCCCATGTGCGCTGGGCCATGTCGCCCAGTAGCACGCGCGCCTCGCCATCCGTCAGGCCCCAGGCGCGGAACAGGTTGACGGTGGTGCGCGCCAGCGCAGCCGCTTCCTCGTCGGTGATGACAGGAAGGCCAGGGCGCGCGATGATCGGCTGGACCGTGGCGAACTGCATGGTCGTTCTCCTTTGGCATCAAGATAGTCATTATGTGCCAAAAGGCAATGACGATCCGTTACCCGGACGGACGCACCCTCGCCCAAGGGGCGGGACGGGGCATCGCGGCTGTAACATCAACCTCGCGCAGCATCCCGCCCGCGATTAGCCCCTCCCGGACCCAGCCCAGCGCCTGCCACCATTCGTCATATCCCCGCCGGGCGGCCTCGATCTGCTGGGGATGGGGCGAGAACGTGACCGGGCAGGCCAGGATGTCGATGGTCTTCCATGTGGCACGGGCGCCCGCGCCACGCACGCGGATGCGCTCCGTTCCCACGACGATGGCGCCCGCATGTGTGCCATGCTGGTTCTGTTTCACGATGGTCGGCACGCAGCGCGGCACAGCGCCGGGCATCCAGTCCGGGGTCAGCCCGGCGCGGGCCAGTTCGGCAACGCGGATCGCCATGCGCTTGCCGCCGAGGCTGTCTGGGATACCGGCGACGGTGGCGGCGATCACTTCGGCGTCCTCGTGGGTGTAGCCGCCGATCTTGTGCTGGCCGCCGTCGATCTTGCAGCCCAACACGGCGCGCTGGAGGAGGACGTATTCCAGACCGAAGCCGAAGCCTTCCTCGGTGATGTCCGGGGGCAGGGGCAGTTCAAGCTGCGCCTGTTCCACTCGGAACGCCCATTCCAGCGCCGCCTGCACGCCCAGCGCGCGCTTGATCCTGGTGCCGCTGACGCGGCCGTGGAAGCTCATGGCTGCAATCCTTCAAGGAAATCCATCTGCGCCGGGCGCTGGGCCGCCTCGGTCGGCCCCCAGATCCACGGGCCGGAGGCCATGGGCAGCTGCGAGAGAGCGCCACGCATGTGCTGCTGCCAGAGGGTGAACTCCGTTGCCGAGCAGGCGCAGAGCGCGTGCCCGATGGGCCAGCCCATCAGCCATCCGACGAAGAGCGGGTTCAGCCGCCGCCGCGACCGGCCCTTCAGGATCCGCCGCGAGGTGACGCGCCCATGCGAGGCAATCATCGAAGCCCAAAGCGGGCGCGAGATCGGGGCGTGCGGCGAGGACCGCCGCCCATCCGGCAAGGTCACCGGGGCCGGGCGGGTGAAGCCCTGTTCCGCCCGGTAGTGCAGCAGGTCCATCCGGGACTTGCCGTCGCTGCGCGTGATGCTGGCCTCGCTCGATCCCTTCCAGTTCTGCGCGGCCGGGGTTGGCCAGTGGTTCGGCAGGGCTTTCGCGATGCCCAGCGCCAGCGCCTCGGCCTTCCGGGTAAAGTCGCTGTTGCCGGCCGGGTTGTAGCGGCCGGTGCCGGGATGCAGGCTCATCGGTGTGGGCCAGGATGAAGATCCGCAGTCGCTCATGCGGCGCGCCGACCTCTGCCGCCGAGAACAGACCCGCCGCAGGCGTGTAGCCCAATCCCCAAAGCTCTCGCAGGACAGTTTCAAGGCCGAGGGTGACGTGACCGGCGACGTTTTCCAGGAAGACCCATTCCGGGCGGCATTCGCCGATGACGCGGGCGACGTCGGGCCAGAGGTGGCGAGGATCGTCGGCGCCGCCGCGTTTCCCGGCCGCGCTGAAGGGCTGGCAAGGGTATCCGGCCAGGACGGCATCGAAGGCGCCGCGGACGGGCCGGGCATCGAAGCTGCGCAGGTCGGTCCAGATTGGGGCCGGGACGAAATACCCCGCGCGCTGGGCGGCGATGAGGACCGCCCTTGGCCAGTCCTCCCATTCGACGAAGGCGCGGGTGTGATAGCCGGGTTCGGCGAGCATGAGGCCCAGATCAAGGCCTCCGCCGCCTGCACAGAGGGACAATCCGTGCCGGGGACGTGACACCATGCCATTCACCGCACCCCGCGCTCGCGCAGGCGTTCGGCCGTGACCAGCCCGCGGGCCAGCATCGCGTCGCGCATGGTGTTGCTGATCGCGCTGACCGGCAGGTAGCGGTCGGAATTGACCAGATCGGCGTAGAAGGCTGGCAAGTCGGTGATCGGCTTTGCCGTTGGGGCGGGGGCCGCCTTGGGCTTTCTGCGCTTCCGTCCCGCATCCTCGACCTTGCGCCCTGCTGCGCGCTGCATTGCCCGGTCCAATGCCTTCGGCCCATCGGGCGGTTCGGGATGTTTCTCGCGGCTTGCCTCGGCCGCAGCGATGATCTCCGCCTCGGTCAACCCCAGCTCGTCACGCCAGCGCTGGACGTGCAGCCGGGGCGGCCAGCCTTGCCACCAGCCGGGCAGTGCCGCGGGGTCGAGGCCGAGTGCTGCGAGCAGATCCCCGAAAACCTCATCGGAAATCGCCTCGCGCGCTTGCGCGCCCTCCTCCTCCTTTACTGGTTTACTTAGAGGTTCCCTTACAGGGTTAGTGTCCGAAATCCGGACACGGCTTTCGGCGTTTTCCGGACACGGGTCGGCGGGAAAATCGGACACGGCTCCGGCACAACTCCCGTGTCCGAAATCCGGACACGGCAGGGCATCGGACCCGTCGTCGAGGGGCGAAAGGCCTGCATCATCATTGCTTTCTGCACCCTCTGCTTCCCCGTGTCCGATTTCCGGACACGGCACCACAGCCACAGGTGTGAACCCCGGCTCGAACCCCAGGATGTAGCGGGTGGGCAGCTGGCGCTTGGTCACGGGATCGAGCCGCGGCACCCGGCGCAGCAGACCCACGGCCTCGAGCTGGCCAAGGTGATCGTTCAGTGTGGACCGGCTGATCTCGCAGTCATGCGCCAGCCGGTCCTGCGAGGGGAAGCAGCCGTAGTCGGGGTTGAACCGGTCGCAGAGATGCCAGAGGACGATCTTGGTCGTCGGCTTCAGCCCGCGCTGCTTGATGGCCCAGTTGGTGGCCTCGTGGCTCATGGCGCGGACCTCCGCGGGGCAGGGGCGATGCGCGTGGTGAAGCCGTGATCCGCCAGCGCGCCCAGCGCGTCATCGAGGCTGCGGACCAGCGCCCAGCCAAACCCCTGTGCCTTCACAGCATCGCGGAACGCCTCCTGCTCCGGCCGCAGCCGCCCCTTCGGGGCCTTCAGTTCGAGGAACAGGACGCGGCCGTCGCAGATCACCATCAGATCGGCGAACCCGGCATGGACGCCCATGCCGACAAGGATCGCCTGGCGCTTGGCCCCGCGGGGCCCGGCCTCGGTCACCTCATTGGCGCAGTGGTGGATGATCGCCGAGCGGGGAAGGGCGATGCGCAGGGCCTGCACGACGGCACGCTGAAGATCGGCCTCGGGGGTGCCACGGCGCATCATCGCGCGGCTCTCCCCTGGTCTTCGCGCTGGGCACGTTGCACCGGCCGCCGCGCATCGACGACGACCAGCAGGCGCTGGGCATCAGCTCGCTCGCCAGGGGTCTCGCCATGCTGGGCAAGCACGTTGCAGGCGAGCCGGATCAGGAGATCGCTGTGATGTGCGACATCGGCGAGGACGGCGCGGGCCTCGGCCACGCGGTCGGCGGGCCAGGCGGAACTGCGGGGGTGGATCGTCATGACCGCCCCCGCGTCTTGCGCACCGGGTGAGCCTGTTCCTGCGCCCTGATCCACTCCTGGATGGCGGCGCGGCGATAGAAGGTCTTTCGACCTATGCGTGTGCAGGGCGGACCCTGACGGCGGGCCTCCCACCGCGACAAAGTGTCTGTGGTCAAATCCAGTGCGCGGGCCAGCTGCTCGCGGCTGATCCAGTCGGCCAGGAGGTCAGGGACCTCCTCCACCGGGTCGTTTTGTATGTCCTTCATGGGCTGCTCCGTTCGCCTCGCGCCCCTCTGCCGGGGGCGGTTTCAGCGAAGCAGAGCGCGAGGACCGGAAGACAGGCGGAAGGTGGAACTGGCCGCTAGCTCCCAATTCCACCCCTTGTTTTATTGGACTTTCAGCGGATAGCGCGCGACGCGACAGGCGTTGCCGCAGCCCTCGCAGCGCATCTCAAGCGCCGGTTCCTGGCGACGATCCGCACTTCGTCGCCATCGTTTCGTCAGCTTGGGGCTGATTGGGCGGCGCTGAGACGGTTTCGCCGGTTTCGCAGCGACCGGAATTGCCGGAATGGACCGTTCCGGTCGGGTTCCGGGGGTGCTGGACGATATCCACAAGTTCTTTTTTTGTTCCGTCGCGCCAGCGTAGGATTCTGGTTGATCGCTCGCCTTCCGGATGCGTAGATTCGTGGTTGAGCAGAACATAAGAATCGACAAGGCAACCGAAGCCAGGTCCCGCCCCTCTTGGGGTGGAGTGCCCAATTACAGGCAGTTTTCCTCGACGACGTGGGCTGCAGCCAGTCCACCCGCGTGCTTGGCACGGCGGGTTTTTGTAACCCGCAGTCCGACGGCCCTGGCCGAAGGATGCCGTATGTCTGAGAGGAGTTCATTCATGCCTTTGCCGCCCGTCGCCTTCTATTCCATCTACGAAATTGCCGTGCGCTGGGGCTGTCCCCCGGCCGATGTCGCGGGCTGGGCGGCAGAGGGCCAGCTGAAGGTCGTCGCAGGCATTCCGCCCGTCAGATGTGGGGATGAAGTCGTGGGGGGCTTGGTCGAGGTGCCCATCGCGGAACTGATGTGCATGTTCAGGCGGTTCGGGCCGAGCGACGATATCGGCCGATTGAAGCGCGTTCTCAAACCCGGCAGCGCGACCTGGGCGCACGTGACCGAACCTTCGGATGGTCTGCCGATCCGCTCGTCAGACCTGATGGTGGCGTCGGGGTCGTTGCTGCAATTCGAGGAAGAACGCGACCTATTGCGCCGCCCGGCCTCCACCATCGGCGCCAGTCCGCGGTACGATTGGGATTCCATGTACGCGTGGCTGACCGTTTTCCTGTTCGAAAAGGGGGTGCCCGACACCCAGACCGCGCTGGTTGCGCTGGTGCAGGACTGGTTCGTCCAGAATTCGAAGTCGGGGGAAGTGCCGGATGAAAGCACCATCCGCAAGCGGCTGACCTCCCTCTGGCGCAAGCTGCGTGGCGAGGAAACGGTGTGAAGGTCAGGCCGATTTCGGCAAGTCGGTTCCGTCCTGCGCTGCGTCATGCACAAGGCGGGGCCGCGGGCGCAGGAGACTGGCCACCGTATCGACGCCTGCGCGCAAGGGGGAATCCATCAGGTGCGCATAACGCTGGGTGGTCTGCATCTGGCTGTGGCCCAAGAGCTTGCCGATCATTTCCAGCGATGCGCCGCCGCTGACAAGCAGGGAGGCGAAGGTGTGGCGCAGGTCGTGGATGCGGACGTCGGCCAGCCCGGCGTCCTTCTGTGCCTTGGCCCAGAAACGGCGGATTTCACGCACCGGCTGGCCAACCGTCTCGCCGGGGAAGAGCCACGGATTGCCGCTCGGCACCGCCCGCAGACGCAGGCGCACGATGGCTGCGACGTCCTGCGAAATCGGCACACGGTGGATCTTGCGCTGCTTGGTGGTCGAGGCGGGTTTCGACCAGATGGCATAGTCGAGGTTCAACTGTTCGAACCGCGCGGTGCGAACCTCGCCCACCCGCGCGCCGGTCAACATGCACATGCGGATGATCGCCGCGGCGCGCTGATCCTCGGCGCCATCCAGCACGGCCGCCAGTCGAGTCAGCTCTTCGGGCGACAGGAAGCGCTCGCGGGCATGTTCGATGCGACGATGGAACCCCTGCGCGGGGTTGTCCGTCCGCCATTCCCATTCCATGGCCAGCGTGAACATCTTGCGCAGCACCTCACCCATGCGGTTGGCGCGGATCGGGGTGGGCTTGTGGCCCTGCAGTTTGCGGGCCCTGTTATTGGGTTTCGCCTTGCAGGGGCGGGGGCGGCCCTCGGCCACAAAATCGAGGAACTTTGCCACATCGGACTTGGTGATCTCTGTCACCAGCCGGTTGCCCCAGGCCGGTTCCACCATCTTCTTCAGCATCGAGACCTGGTCGCCCGCATTGGTCTTGGCGAGTTTCGGCAGATGCTCGGCGATGTAGCGGTCGATCATGTCCGTGACGCGCGGGGCCCCTCGCCATTCGTCGCGCGCCGCCAGAGGGTCCTGCCCTTCGTCGATGGCGCGCCGCAGTTCCTTGGCGCGTTCGCGCGCGGCCGTGACGCTCCACTCCGGCCAGCGCCCGATGGTCATCCGGCGCTGCCGCCCTGAGTGCCGGTAGTCGATGGTGAAGGTCCGCGCGCCCGAGGCCTGCACGCGGGCGGCGAAGCCGATCACCTCCGTGTCGAAGATCTGATAGCTGACGCCGGGCTTGGGGTCCGCCTCGCGCAGGGTTTTCTCATTCAGTTTCAGTCTCTTGACCATGCTTCGCACCTCCGTCGCCAACGACACAGGCGTAGACCTGCGCCACTATCAAGTCGGACCACAGGGCCGGGACCGGAATACAGGCGGAAGGTGGAATTGAAGGCCGGGGGACAATTCCGGGAAGGAAAAACAAGGTGTTACGCGACTTGGCCCAGTGCGAGGGGTTGGGAAAAGACGGACGCACTCCACCATCTTCGCCGATGGTTTGATCGGGATCTGCGCATGAGGTAATCCTGTCGGAACGCTCCTATCCCGAAACTGCAATGCCCAGCGCCAAGCCTCCGAGAAACCTGACGCCCGTTCTTTGCCAGCGGCTGCAGACCGAGATGCTGAAGGCCTGCGAAGCCGTCGCCGCCCGTCATGGCCTGGTGGTCGAGCCGCGCGACATCACCGGCGTTGACCTGCGCTGGGGGTTTGATGCGACGTTTCGGGTGTCGATCCCGATGGCTGATGGAACTGCCCTTAACCCTGAAAGACTGCGCTTCGAGGCGCTGGCAGAAGCGTTCGGCTTGTCGCCGAACGATTTCGGACGCCAGTTCAGCGCAGGGCGCGAGTCCTTCCGGATCACTGGCATCGACCCCCGCCGCCCCAAATACCCGGTTTCCGCCGAACGCATCCCTGACGGGCAAGGATTCAAGTTCACCATCGAACAAGTAGCGACACAGCTGCAGAAGGGTATGAAGGATGTGACACCGAGGGGCAAAGGTTGGTAGCTCTCAGACGTAAAGCGGCCGATCGATCTCTTCTCGAGCAACGATCCCATCGCTCAGCCAGATCGGTTTTCCTGTTACCCGAAACTTCGTGCCGGAAACTCTCATTCCATGATGCGCCGATCAGTCGTCTGTCGACTCCAGCTCATACACTATGCATTCTAGAGAGATGAAAATGGAAGTCTGTCTGCATGTTTTGGCCTGCGAGTGCGGGTACTATGCCTGCAACATGTAGCGCAATTCAAACAAGGGTTCTTGATAGTGATCGTGAGCGCCACTAGCACAAAGTCCAAGGTCACCTTCTTGGAAACGGTTTATCCACCGATTTCCAATCAGGAGACTATCTGGCTTCAGAATGACCCGGAGGTGGAGGCGCTGCTGAGGCAGAGTGACTTCTATATGATAGGGGGGCGCGCCGAGGCAAAATACTTGAATCTCGTCATCGACCCTGAGGCCAATGCTATCACCTTTGACTTCGCGATTGGCGACGATTTTCGTGACCCCGTCGAGATCCGCATCCGCGATCTACCAGCCGTCAAGCAATCGAACGCTGATTCCTTTTGGATCGAGACCGGCGACAAGAATATCCGAATATGGGACGGACCGATCGGCGAGGCCAGCTCGAACGTTCTGGAGTGGTTCACGACCGAGAAACTGATTTGGGATCGGTCGCGTGGCCGTATGGGTATCGAGCGCTTCGATCGTTACCGCGAGGCCGCGATCTACGATCTCCTTTATGTCGGCATCGCCAAGGTCGGTGACAGCTTCGACCGTCTCATCAGCAATGGGCACAAAGCTCGCATGGAGATCCTCGGCAACGAGCCCCAGCGCTATCCCGGAGCGCGGGTGACCGACGAAATCTATTTGTTCTTGTTCAACGTGCAGCCGCTCATCATGACGACATTCGAGCTGGGCCATGACTTCGAGAACGAAGATTTCAGAAGCGCCTACGACCATAAGCGTATCGTCGCCGACGCCGAGAAGGCGTTCGTAAGCACCCTGAAGCCCGAATACAACGTGGTGAAGTTCGCGAGCTACCCGAAGGGTGCGGACGGCCTCTACGGCTCTGACTTCGTTCGATACGGCTACGCGATCTGCGAGGCCATCTCCTTCAACACGGCGCATGGCCGGATCAGGGGAAGCCGGGACGCGGACACCGGCTTCATCACTAATGATGCCGACAGCATCTTCGTCGAAGGAAACACTGTGAAGCTGTTCGTCTCGGGCGTCGACTTCTCGGCCGAGTCGCCGCCAGCCGCGCTGAATGCGGCTCCGCAAGTCGACAAGAAGGAAGAAAACCAGGGGGGTGTATGATCAATCGCGGTTCCGAATGGCATCGATGGGAGCCGCATATCCATGCGCCCGGCACCCTGTTCAACAACCAATTCAAAGGCCCGAGCGCCTGGAACGACTATCTCACCAGCCTCGAACAGGCGACGCCGGTGATACGCGCGATTGCGGTGACCGACTATTATTGTACCGACACCTATCAGGACGTTGTCCGAGAGATGAAGGAAAATGGCCGCCTGCCACAGGTTGCGCTTGTTTTCCCCAATGTCGAGCTACGGCTCGACGTGGCGACTGTGAAAGAACGCTGGACCAACATCCACTTGCTCGTCTGCCCCGACGATCCGAAGCATGTGGCTGAGGTGGAACGATTTCTCAGCCGGCTGAGATTTGAAGCCTTCGGCGACAACTTCGCCTGCACGAGAGAAGACTTCGTCAAGCTGGGCCGGAAATCCAAGCCAGAGCTCAGCGACGAGCGGGCCGCGTTCCGCCACGGGGCTTCGCAGTTCAAGGTCAACTTCGGAAAGTTGCGCGAAGAATACGGCAAGAGCGATTGGGCGAAAGAGAACATCCTGATCGCCGTCGCAGGGGCCGAGACCGATGGCACGTCCGGCATCCGCGATGCGAATGACGCAACCTTGCGACAGGAAATCGAGAAGTTCGCGCACTTCATTTTTGCCAGCAGCCCGGCCCAGAGGGATTTCTGGCTAGGCCGGAAAAGCGGCGTCGGAGAAGACCTGCTGCGCGAACGATATGACGGGTGCAAACCGTGCCTGCACGGCAGCGATGCGCATGAGCAGGCGACCGTCGCCAAGCCAGACGGCAACCGCTACTCTTGGATCAAAGGTGCGCTCGAATTCGATGCGCTACGCCAAGCCTACATCGATCCTGCGGGCCGGGCTTATGTCGGACCTAATCCCCCGTTTCGAGCGACGCCCGCACGCGTTGTCGCGGAGGTCGAATTGACGGGCGCCGACTGGGCGCAGACGCCCAAGCTCGCGCTCAACCCCGGTTTAGTCGCTATCATTGGGGCCCGGGGATCGGGCAAGACCGCGCTTGCGGATGCGATCGCGGCGGGATGCGACGCGACGGATGGACGATTGAGCAATGCGTCATTTATCGTGCGAGCGCGAGAGCATCTCGACGGCGTAGGCGTCCGGCTGAGCTGGGAGACCGGAGATCCGTCGGTGCGCCCCTTGCTCGACGATTCATTTGATCCGTCGCTCTACCCGCGAGCGCGGTATCTTTCCCAGAAATTCGTCGAGGAGCTTTGTTCGGCTGATGGCCTCAAGGACGAATTGCTGAGCGAGATCGAACGGGTCATTTTTGAAGCGCATAGCACGCTGGAACGCGACGGAGCGACGGATTTTCGTGAGCTGTTGGAGTTGCGGACGATCGTGTTGCGCGACAACCGCGGCCGTGACGAAGAGGCCATTGAGACACTCTCTGATCAAATCGGGCTCGAACGCGAGAAGCAGAGCCAGATCGTGGGCCTCAAATCGCAAATCACTCAGAAGGACGCGCTGATAGCGGGCTATATCAAGAGCCGAGACAAGTTGGTAACCGCGGGCAGCGCGGAGCGCGTCGCGCGGCTGAACGCGCTGACTGAAGCCGCCGATTATGTCCGGACGCAGATTCGGCTTTGGTCACAGGAGACTCAGGCTCTGCGCTCATTGCAGAACGACGTATCCGATTTCCGAACAAATCGCGCGCCGATGGCCCTGCGAACGACCAAGCAGAACTTCGTTGGTGCGCATCTCGATGATACGTCGTGGGAGGCATTCCGGCAGACCTACGCCGGCAACGTCGACGGGACATTGACTGAGCGACTGGCCAAGGCCGAGAAGGCAACTGCAGGGTGGCGAGGTAAGGAGCTGCCGCGTAAGACGAGCGACCAGGAGCCCTTTGTCGCTGACGACGCCGAGCTTAAGCAATTGTCGCTTGGCGAACTTGAGGCCGAGATCGGCCGCATTCAGCGCCTCATTAACATTGATACCGACACTGCCAATCGCTTGCGCACGATCACCACTAAGATCGGGGACGAGAACGCCACCCTGAAGCGGCTGAAGGATTCCCTGACCGACTGCGAAGGCGCGGCGGCGCGGACCACGCAGCTCCAGTCCGATCGAGAGAAGGCCTATTTGCGGGTCTTCGAATCCATTGTTGCCGAAGAACAAGTGCTGCACGCGCTGTATCGACCGCTCATGGACCGGCTTGCGCAAGCGTCCGGGACACTGCGCAAATTGTCGTTCTCAGTGTCGCGCCATGCGGATGTGCATCGCTGGGCGACAGAGGGCGAAGGCCTGTTCGACAAACGACGCACCGGCCCGTTCAAGGGCGTTGGCACTCTGGAGGCTTGGGCCAACGCGCTGCTGAAGCCGGCGTGGGAATCGGGCGATCCAAAAGCCGTTGCCGAGGCCATGGCGGGGTTCCGCCAGGCTCATCAGGCCGAACTGCTCGATCTCTCCGAGGTGCCGCGATCACAGCAAGCGGATTATCGCTCCTGGCTGAGACGCTTCGCCAAGTGGCTTTACGGCACGAGCCATATCGAGATCACCTATAGTATCGACTACGAAGCCGTCGACATCCGCAAGCTCTCTCCAGGCACGCGCGGCATCGTCCTGCTGTTGCTCTATCTCGCCTTGGACGATAGTGATGACCGCCCGCTGATCATCGACCAGCCGGAGGAAAACCTCGATCCGAAGTCGATCTTCGACGAGCTGGTAGAGCTATTCATCGCCGCGAAAAACGTACGCCAGGTCATTATGGTAACGCACAACGCGAACCTCGTCGTCAACACGGATGCCGATCAGGTCATCGTTGCGTTTTCCGGCACACATACGCCAGGCAAGCTGCCGCCCATTCGCTACCTGTCGGGTGGCCTTGAAGACGCGACGATGCGAAAGCATGTCTGCGATATCCTCGAGGGTGGCGACCGTGCATTTAAGGAGCGCGCGCGGCGCCTCCGTGTCCGCCTCGATCGATGAGGACGGAAGATGAGATGGAAAGCATGTTGGTCCGGATCGTGTCGGCCGATCTGGCGCTACATCTCTATCAATGGCCCGCAAACGCCGAGCGGGTTCATTTGAAGTCAACAACATTCGACAGTGCTGGCAATCTTTAGTGAGGTCCCGAAATAGCCATTCGCCCCCGTCATGTTGAACGGCAGCTTCCTGCGCTTTGGGTTCAATGTACTGTGGCTGCCGTGCCCTTCTGTGGCGCGTGCGATCATCGTCGTAGGTTGGGCGTCCGTGCTCTTGTCAACGTCTGGTCAACCCGCGAATGCCGCCTCGGCACTTCGGAAGCTGTCGAATCACGATGATACTTGGTAGATTCCAACGAGAGATTTTGCGATTTCAAAGGCTTGCTCGCTAACGCATTGATTTGAAGGGAATCTGAAAAATTACAGGGCTCGGCTCATAACCTGAAGGCCGTAGGTTCAAATCCTACCCCCGCAACCAGAAAATAACGCGTTATCAAACGCTTATGCGCCGCCCTCCGGGGCGGCGTTTGCGTTTCCAGCACCCGTGGAAGCACTGTGGAAGCAAGAGGGCGCGAAGTCCTTCATGTCGCTGCGTAAATCTGCACGCGCCGAAATTAGTGCAGCATGAGCGGCGCCCCTCAAGGGAACATCCTCTCGCAAGCTGACCGATGTGCCAGCGACAGCGCCTCTGGATCGATGCCAAGCCGATCAGCGTACTGGATGCTCATTCCGTCCATCACATCGGTGATCGACACTGCGAGCAGTTCGTCCTTCGAGAGGTGCGTCCTGCGATAGACCTGCTCCATCAAGGGAAGGATGTGGCGCTGTATCTTGGTGCGTTCGCTTGGTGAGAGCCGTGCACACAGGCAAGCATGCATGCACCAGAAGCAGGTGGCCCAGCACTCGAGCAAGTCGGCAGGAAGTTGGTCGTGGACGCTGTCAAGCTTCAAGAACCGTATGGCGGGCTTTGACCCGCCGAAAACTTTGAAAATCAGCCGTCCGAGGACGTAAGGCCAACTGTTGGGATCGCCCTCCACGGGTAGAACCTGCAAGCTTGTCCGATCTTTCAGCTTTTCGCCTGCCTTGTCCGTGCCTCTCCACGAGGCGGCACAGATGATCATCAGTAGTGCGCGAAGCCGCAGAAAATCGCGGGACGAAAGGCTGCCACTCTCCTGCTTGAGTTCGATGCGCTTAGCGAAGTCCGCGGCCGCCTTCACAAGCTGATCCTTCGTCGCCTGCGCCCGACGAGCGTTGCGACGCTGCTCTTCCTCGCCTCCGTCCTGAACTGGCCTCGAAGTCGGTTTGGCCGCGAACTCCTCCCCTGCCGCCATCGCGGCTTCGGCATTCTGGGTCTCGTCCCCGAGATCGAAGGCATCCTTCAGGGCGTCCTCGTCGTTTTCATCGACCGGCGTTACGAGCGAGTTCAACCCGACGATCCGGTTCAGAAAGCCGCGGACGATAGATACGTCGCTGCCGCCGAGGCTGTTGTGCTGAACATGCCCCGATTGGTGTGGCCGACGACCAGCGATGAAGTCGTCGTAGCTCAGTTGGCGATGCTTCTGGCCGCCTTCATCCGTTTCCTTTCGAGCCTTCGGGATGGAGACGCCTTCGCCGTGCCCGTCGGCATCGCGATCTTCGATCTTCTCGAGCAAGTCCTGCACTTCGAGCAAAGCGAGGGTGGCTTCTGTTTCGCCGTCCAGCTGAGCGAGCGCATTCTCCGTTTGTCGTGAGTGTGTTTCGCGAATTGCGATCTGCAGGGCATCTATGTGCGTGATGATCCCTGGCGTGAACTCGTGCGGCCCGATCAGTCGTGCGAAGGCCGGAAGGTCATCGGTTGCCTCAATCTGGAAGCGGATTCTCCGATGATCAGTACCTTCGAGTCGTGTCGGATTGCTGACCAGCGGCGCGCCGGAGGCAGCCAGCAATTCGACTTCATATGCCTCGGGTGCGCCGATTTGCGCAGCTGGTCGCCAGCTCAGCGTGTCGCCGTGAACTGCGAAAATGCCCGGGTGACTCTGAGAGAGGGCGTCGAACGGGATGTCTTCTTCGACGTGCAGCGGCGGCAGCTTCTCAGCCTCAATTCTCCTCTCGGGCGTGAGCACCTTCTCCAGCCCCAACTCCGAGACAGCCCGACCTGGCGGCAGCTGACGGTATAGGCTTGCCTCGCTGTTGGAGCCTGATGTGTTCCCAGTGCCAAGAGCTGCAACCGTGCAGTTCGCGCTGCCAATCAAGAGGTGGTCCGCCGTATCGGTTTGCGCGATCAGAGCTTTGGCATGGATGAAGCGACTGCCCCCAAAGCCATCCCGGCGATAGAGCGTGATGCCGGAAATGCTCCCTGTCGCATCCCGCGGGAACAACCCGGTGTCTGTGTCGATGAGCGCAGCGATTGCCCGTGGGCGAAGCCGCTCAGCAAGAGCCGACAGGGCTCCGAGCCGCTCATCCCAATAGGGACTGATGACGATCAGGCGTTTCACTTCGCCGTCGATCTCGCGGGCGACGCGTGCGCCTATGGGCTACAAGATGGACAAGGCTGTTCCGGCTGGCGCGGGAGGAACGGGACGCGTGGGTGACCTGGCCTGCGCGCGCGGCGGCGCTGATGGCGGCCGAGCTCTCGGCCTCGTGCCGCGACGCGACGGGCCAGCAAATCACCGTGGAGCCAGCCGCGATGCAGAAGGTCCTGGAAAAACATGTACGCGCCCACCTCGACGAACTCGCCGAGGTCCGGCCCGACTTCCGGTGAGAGCGGCGATGGCCTGACGCACTTCGACGGCGCGGGCGAGATCCTGCGCGCCTGGGGCAACGGGCTGCGGCCCGACCCGGACCTGACCGTCTCGGAATGGGCGGACCGGCACCGGATGCTCTCGGGCCGCGCCTCGGCCGAGCCCGGGCGGTATCGCACGGTGCGCACGCCCTACATGCGCGAGATCATGGATCGGCTGTCGCCGGGCGATCCCACGCAGCGGATCGTGTTCATGAAGGCTGCGCAGGTCGGGGCGACCGAGGCCGGCAACAACTGGATCGGCTTCGCGATCCATCAGGCGCCGGGCCCGATGCTCGCGGTCCAGCCGACGGTGGAACTGGCCAAGCGCAACTCGCGACAGCGGATCGACCCGCTGATCGACGAGAGCCCCGAGCTGCGGGAGCGGGTCAAGCCCGCGCGATCCCGCGATGCGGGCAACACGATGCTGTCGAAGGAATTCGCGGGCGGCATCCTGATCATGACGGGCGCGAACTCGGCGGTCGGGCTGCGCTCGACCCCGGCACGGTACATCTTCCTCGACGAGGTCGACGCCTATCCGGCCTCGGCCGACGAGGAAGGCGATCCGGTGACGCTGGCCGAGGCCCGGTCGCTGACCTTCGCCCATCGCCGCAAGGTGCTGCTCGTCTCGACCCCGACGATCCGGGGGCTGAGCCGGATCGAGCGCGAATACGAGGCGTCCGACCAGCGCCGGTTCTTCGTGCCGTGCCCGCATTGCGGTGCGATGCAGTGGCTGAAGTTCGACCGGCTGCGCTGGCAGAAGGGCCGCCCGGAGACGGCGGAGTATCACTGCGAGGGCTGCGAAACGCCCATCGCGGAGCACCACAAGACGGCGATGCTGGAGGGCGGCGAATGGCGGGCGACCGCGACCGCCGCCGATCCGACGACGGTCGGGTATCACCTCTCGGCGCTCTATTCGCCGATCGGCTGGCTGAGCTGGGAGCGGATCGTGCGGGCATGGGACGCGGCTCAGGGGTCGGACGAGGCGATCAAGGCGTTCCGCAACACGATCCTCGGCGAGACCTGGGTCGAGACCGGGGAAGCCCCGGACTGGCAGCGGCTCTACGACCGCCGCGAGCGCTGGACATCCGACACGGTGCCAGCTGGCGGGCTGTTCCTGACCGCCGGGGCAGACGTGCAGAAGGACCGGATCGAGGTCGACGTCTGGGCATGGGGGCGCGGTCTGGAAAGCTGGCTCGTCGATCATGTCGTGATTGAGGGCGGGCCGGACCGGCACGACGCGTGGTCGGAGCTGACGGCGCTGCTGGATCGAAGCTGGCCGCATGCCCGGACGGCCGCTTTCGGTGCTGGCATTGACGGTTCCGATTGCTTGGAAAAACGTGAGCGACAGTAGCTTACTTTTTCCAAAAGTAACACACTACCGATTGACCCTTGCCGGGCCGCTCCGCTTCAATCCGTGTGGCAAGGGATACCCCTGCACCCCGAACGGCCTTTCAGGCCGTGCGGCCTTGATCCGCCCCAGCCATGTGGGGGCGGTCGGATCAAGGCCGCCGCGCCACCCCCCATGCCCATTTCCGCAGAAGTGCATATGCACACGCACTCAAACGAGCTTATGTGCTTTTGCACGTTTATGTATTTGCAAATAAAAGACTTTTCGCATTTGTGCATATACACCTTTGTGCATTTGCAACTGTGCGCCTTGAGGGAAGCGCGAGGAGCCAGCCCCGGCCCGCTCTCCCCCACAGAGGGCCGTAGGGACGGGGCTGGCGGCGGTGCCGTTTGCGCATCCCTCACCGAAGCCGCATGTGTTGCACTTGTATACACAAACACCTACACTATCTCGCATGAAGGAGAAGATTGCAGGCTTCGATTGGGACGAGGGCAACTGGCCCAAGTGCGGCAAGCATGGGGTTGCCCAAACCGAGATCGAACATGTCATCGAGACGGCCAGGTTCATGGTGGATGACCCGAGCCCTAGCGAGAAGCGGTTCAGGACTGCCGGAAAGGCCCTGAGCGGTCGCTATGTGTTCGTGGCTTTCACCTTCCGGGAGAGAGGTGGGAAAACCTTCCTGCGTCCGATCAGCGCCCGCTACATGCACGAGAAGGAGATCAGGAGCTATGAAGCGCAAATGGCCCGAATTGACCTCTGACGAGGACGCAGAGCGTTTCGTAGAGGAAGCCGACCTCACCGAGTACGATTTCTCGCAGATGGTGCCGGTGAGCTTCGAGTTCGAGAAGAAGGCCGCGGCTCTCAATATGCGCATCCCGCAAAGCCTTCTGGATGCTGTTAAGGCCAAGGCGGCTGCGAAAGGGGTTCCCTTCACCCGCTATGTGCGGCTGCTCATCGAGCAGGATCTGGCACGGCCTTAGCCGCGACTGTTGCCACCGTCCCTGAGCGCGTTTGCTCACCGCTAGGCTGGATCGGCTCTTAGGTATTCAGCTTGTCGAGCAACTCCACGACGGCGGAGCCATCATCCTCTCGTAGCGCTGCGCGTGCGATCTCGATCCCCGCGAGGACGCCTCGCAGATAGGCTCCGGCCTCTGGGTCCGTCCGTCCAGCTAGATCGGAAGTCTCGACATGATCTCGGGCCGTGTTCAGCCGCTCGGTCTGATAAGGGGTCATTCTTCTGTCCTTCTTTTCCACGGCCAGAATGAGCGCCGTGGCCGGTTGGAGAGCTTAATGGCCATCTGCCGCCACTGATCCCGATCCGCTTCAGCCTGGTCGCGGGCACGTTCGGCTGCATCTGCTCGGGCCGTCGCCAAAGCCAGCTTCTCTCGCAGGTCTGCCAGGACTTCGGGGTGGGCATATGTGGGCATTTCCGGGTGGGCGTGCCCAGTGGGCGTCCACTGGGCATTTGCCCACTTGTTGAGGTCGTCAGGGTGGATCCGCCAGCGGTTGCGGTTGTCTCTTGAGGCTTTCAGTTCAAGGGTTTCTATGGCCCTCATGACGGTGCGCCGACTTACCTTGGCGATGTGGGCAGCCTGGGCAGGAGATATGGGCAAAAGGTGGGCGTTGCCCATGGGCAAGGTCATGTGCGCTTCCGGTGCGCCAACGCCCTTGGGTGTGCACCATCCTTTGCCTTCTCGGCGAAGGCTGCACGAGCAATATCGGCTGAACGCGGCGCGCATCTGCGGATCGCGCGGCTGGCCATCGACACCGGCTATGAGGCCCCGGCGGTCTATTCCTGGTCGCGGGCGCAGGGGTTTGGGCAAGTGTCGCCGGTGAAGGGTGTCGAGGGGTTCAATCGCTCGAGCCCGGTCTCGGGGCCGACCTTCGTCGATGCGACCGAGGGCGGCAAACGCCTGCGGCGTGGCGCCCGGCTCTGGACCGTGGCAGTCTCGACCTTCAAAGCCGAGACCTACCGCTTCCTGCGACTGGCGCGGCCGACCGAGGAGGAGGAGGCCGAGGGTGCCGCGTTCCCGCCCGGCACGATCCACCTGCCGACGTGGGTGGAAAGCGAATGGCTGAAGCAGGTCGTGGCCGAACAGCTGGTGACGGTTCGCACGAAGCGGGGCTTCGCGAAACTCGAATGGCAGAAGCTTCGCGAGCGCAACGAGGCGCTGGATTGCCGGGTCTATGCCCGCGCCGCCGCCTGGATCGCGGGCGCGGACCGCTGGCCGGACGAGAAATGGCGCGACCTCGAGGATCAGCTCGGGGCGGCGCCAACGGAAATCGATGGCGCGGGGCGGGTTAACCGGCCGCAATCCGCACCCCAGGGAAAACGGCAGTCGGACTGGCTTGGCCGACGCGGAGGATGGTTCTAATGACCGACTGGACGGAAGCCGAGCTCTCGGCGTTGCGCCGGGCCTATGCCAGCGGCACGACCCGGGTCAGTTATGATGGAAAATCGGTCGACTACGGCTCGGCCGAGGATCTTCTGACGCGCATCCGGACCATCGAACGCGCCATCGCGGGCACGGCGCGGCCGCTGCCGGTGGCGGGGCTCGCGGGCTTCTCGCGCGGGGACCGGTGATGTCGGCAAACTGGTTCGACCACGCCATCGCCACGGTGGCGCCGCGCATGGCGGCCCGACGCGTGCTGGCACGGCAGGCTTTCGAGACCCTGACGCGCGGCTATGATGGTGCGTCGAAAGGGCGGCGGACGGACGGCTGGCGCGCGCCGGGATCCTCGGCCGACACCGAGATCGGCGTGGCCGGTGCTCTGCTACGCGACCGGATGCGCGATCTGGTGCGCAACAACCCGCATGCGGCCAAGGCCGTGGCGGTGCTTGTGAACAACATCACCCGCATGCAGAAGGAGGCATCCATGCCTGAGAGCACGACCACCGTGGCCGGGGATGTCCCCGCCAGCACCGAGACCCGCCAGCCGCCTGTCGCGGCCCCGGCGAACTCCGAACCCGCCGCCGCGCGTATGCCGGATGCGCCCGCCACGCCCGACAGCGAGGCCATCGCAACTCGCGCCCGCGAGGCCGAACGCGACCGCGTCTCCACCATCTACGATCTGACCGGCCGTCTGAACCTCGAACGCAGCTTCGCCGACGATCTGGTCAAGCGCGGCGTCAGCGTCGACGAATCCCGCCGCCTTATCCTCGACCAGATCGCCGCGAAATCCGACGAGACCCGGACCTTCCCGCATGTCTCGGTGCCCCTCGGCGGCCGCGACGAGCGGATCACCCGCCGCGACGCCGTGGCGAACGCGCTGCTGCACCGCTACAGCCCCACGCTCTTCCCGCTCGAGGATGCCGCGCGCCAGTATCGCGGCATGACCCTGCTGGAACTGGCCCGCGAAAGCCTCGGCAATGCCGGGGTCAACACGCGGGGCCTGTCGCGCGACGAGGTGGCGACGCGCGCGCTGCACTCGACCTCGGACTTCCCCGAGATCCTGTCGGCGGTCACCAACAAGACCCTGCGGCAGGCCTACGACGCCTATCCCCGGACCTTCGCGCTCTTCTGCCGCCAGGTGCTGGCGACCGACTTCAAGTCCATGCACCGGGTGCAACTGGGCGAGGCGCCGCAGCTTCTGGAAGTGGGCGAAAGCGGCGAGTTCAAGCGCGGCACCCTTGGGGAAAGCAAGGAGAGCTACCGCGTGAAGACCTATGGCCGGGTCGTCGCGATCACCAGGCAGGTGCTGATCAACGACGATCTCGACGCCTTCACCCGAATCCCCGCGATGTACGGCAACTCCATCGCGCAGCTGGAAAGCGATGTGGTCTGGGGCATCATCACCGCGAACCCGGCGATGGCCGATGGCAACGCGCTGTTCCACACCACGCACAAGAACCTCGCCGCAACGGGCGCCGCGCTGGACGTGGCGAGCGTTGGCGCGGCCCGGGCGGCGATGGCGCTGCAGACCGGCCTCGACAAGAAGACGGTGCTGAACATCCGCCCAGCCTTCCTGATCGTGCCCGCCGCGCTGGAACTGAAGGCCGAGCAGCTGGTGGCGCAGAACCTTGTCCCCGCCGACAGCGCCAAGGTGGTCCCGCAGTCGATCCGTACCCTCTCGCCGATCAGCGAGCCGCGCCTCGATGCGGCCAGCGCCACTTCCTGGTATCTGGCGGCGAGCCCGAACCAGATCGACACCATCGAATACGCCTATCTCGAGGGCCAGCAGGGTGCCTACATCGAAAGACGAGCTTCGGTCCGCGACCCTGGGCGGCGATGCCCATGTACATCCGGGCGGGGTCGTTCGTTGCCGGCACAGTCCGGGCGAAAAAGCTGTCCGTGCGATCCACGCCGGGCGGCGGGAAGATCCGCGCACCGATGAGTTGCGTCGCCATGGGAACCTCCACAGGCCGCAGCTAATCTTGCGGAAGGCCAAATGCAAGGATTTATTGCGCACAGCGGTCAGGCGATCTGCGCGACCTCCTCGATCCGCGCGGTGCCGGCTTCCTCCTCGAAGTAGCGGTCCCCACCGCTCAGGGACGCGCAGAAGAGGTCGGCAAGGACGCTGCCGATCCGTCGCATGTCGTCGTGAAAGAGGTCGAGCTTCAGGATCCTCTGCGCTCCGCGCTCGGCGTTGAACTTCACCCGGAAGCCTGCGAGCAGCGTCTGCCCCGTGCGGGCAGACTGCTTGTGGATCGGCTTGATCGTCCGGCCGTCTCCGTGTGCGAGGGCGTCGCGGAGCCACTTGAAGAAGTCCTCGGCCGTCATGGCCTCGAAATCGGTGTTGATCCTGCGGTCCTCGATCTCGCGCCCGTCGGCGCGGTCGACCAACACTAGCTGGGGCATGGCCAGGGACAGCCGCCACGGATCTTCTGTGATCCGTTTCTCCCGCATGGCTTCCCGAACATCATGGGCGCGGTGGTCGGCATGGTCCTGCCACTGGCCTCGCTGCCCTTGGTTGCCTGCGACCCATGCGCGGTTCTTGGTCCAGAGCAGGACGCTGCTGAACAGGGCGAAGGTCTGCGTCACGTTGAAGGTCGTCTGCGGCGGCTCGTCGAGCATCGCCTTCAGGCGGTTCACGATGGCCCATTCGACATGTTCGTCAGCGATGCCGCCCATGAGCCACCTCCTTCATTCGTCCTCCCCATCGTCGTCTGGGTTCTCGTCGTCTTCTTCCGACGCCGTCAGCCCGGCAGCACGTTCGGCTTCGGCGCGTTCGGCATTGAGGGCGAGGAGGCGGGCGAGCACCTCGTCCTTGAACTCGGACGGCCAGTCGAGGCGCGTTTTGGCCTGCTTGCCTTCGTCGGCGTCCTGCTCGACGAACTCCGGCTGCGCGCAGTCGGCAAGGTCGTCCCACCCATAGGCGCGCAGGACGGCATCATCCATGTCGGCATGCCGCTCCCGCAGGCGAGCAATATCTGGGGCTTTCTCGAAGCGGTCGTGGAAGCGGTTGTAGGTCTTAGTGAGGCCTTCACCGCTGCCAGACATCAGGCTAAGCCTTTGAGAGAGAAATGCTTCTCCCTTCGTTGCTAGTTCTTCAATGTGCCCAGACTTGACAGGGAAGGGGAACGTTTCAAAGCAGGCTCCAGTCGAATAATTCAATGTTTCTCCAAGCGTGGAAGCAAATGTTTCAACCCACAACCAGTGAGCGCGTGTATTCAAGACGCAGTCCATAGGCCCCGGTGGAGCCGCAACCACTATCGCTTTCTGATCGAATATTTGCGCTGAAGTGACTCGCGAAAAGCTAATAAACTTTGTGGCCTGCGAGCAAACGAGAACGCTTGTTTGTGACCTTATCTTATCATAAAGCTTGTTCTTCCGGTAAGCGAACTGCCACCATCGGTTGCGAAGGTCCTCTCGCTTCTGTTTCACTCTCTCAGGCTTCACGTATTCTTCTGCAATTTCGACAAGCTCGGGAAATCTCGCTCGCGCATCGGAGAGGGGCATATTCTCCAAATCAAAGATAAATCGGGAAGCTGCTTGTGCGGGATGGTTGTTGATATCATCGCCGCCCAGATAGGGAAAAATTCGGCTCTCTGAATAACGATTGGCCAAAACAACTTTTTCAAGCATAGGCGTTGAGGGGCCAAGACCCTTCTCATGTGCCGAGTCATCAAAAATGAAGCCTTTTCCAAGTGGAATCGATCCTTGAAACGCAAGGCCTGCGTTTGCGACTAGCCTATGGGGAGACGCGTCCAAGTCGCCTTCGACGAGATACGCCGAGATTCGTGAAACCGCTTTGCCATCGAGCAGCGGCTTAGACGAAAGGCGTTCAGTCTTCACTATGTGGACGACGGCCACGATCACCATTGCGTCGCCTGGCCATCTCAGACGTCGGACCGCGTGTGAGATGCGAGCTTGACCCTCAAGAATTATCGTTAGGCCGGATAACCTCGTTTCACCTTGACCGATTGTCTTCGTTGCAATTAACCCCAACGCTCCACCGGCGCGAAGCAATTTGAAGGCATGTCGGAAGAAGTGGGCCACTAGGTCCGCGTTGCCATGTGAGCCTGGCGAAGCTTCCGAAAGCCAAGCGGCGTAGTTAGCGCCATACTCGCTAGAGATCTTTCGACCGCCCAAGAATGGTGGATTGCCCACGATGGCATCGAATCCGCCATTCTCACGCTTGAATACTTCTGGGAATTCGATGACCCAGTGGAAGGGAGGTATACCTTGGACTCCCGCGCGCAGCGCATTCCCTGAAGCCTCAAGCAGGTCCCAACGGGCGGGCCTGCCGGAGAACCAGCTTTCTGCATCCGCCCGGGCTTTCTCGCGTGCTTTGGCCTTGTCGGCTGAGAAAAAGGCCGCGATCACCGCATCCCCCAACAGCCTGACAGGTGAAAGGCGCGTCTCGACATGCTTGTGCCGCTGTTCCTGGATCGCGCGCATGGTGTCGTCCGGTGCTGACCGTATCTCGGCCCGGGCCCGGTCCGCCTCGGCCACGCGCTCAGCGACGAGCGGCCGCAGCAAGGGCAGGCCGGGCTTCGACGAATCCCAGTTCGCAGCGGCGATCTGCTCGGGGGTCAGGCCGACGAGGCTGTCGCCGCATTTCAGCGCATGATCGAGGAAGGTGAACTCGTGATCCTTCGCGAGGGTGGCGAGCCACAGCGACAGCTTCGCCAGATCGACCGCGCGCGCGTTTCTGTCGACCCCATAGAGGCAACGCTGCGCCACGAGGCGGCGGGCATGCAGATCCTCGTCCTCATCGGGGGGAATGACCGGTCTTTTCTCCGGCCAGTCCGCCCAGGCCTTGACCAGCCGCGTCGCGATGGCGCGGCAGGCCTCCACCAGGAAGGCGCCCGACCCCATGGCCGGGTCGCATACCTTCAGATCGAGGATTTGCTCCGGCGTCGCATCCGGCCCGAGCCGTTCGAAAGCCGGCTCCAGCGCATGTGCGACGATCGGCTGGGTGAGGCTGCGGGGCGTGTAGTGGCTGCCGGTGCGGCGGCGCTCGTCCGTCGGCTGCAGGATTGGAGTGCCGGGGGACGCGATTACATGGCGGGGCGATCCGCGCTCGTCCACGATGCCATCGAAGGCGGCGGCAAGATCCTCCACCGTCGCTGCCGCCTCGACCGGCTTTGCCTGAGCGGCCGTGAGCGAACGGCCGACGTTCTCCTTCAGATCCTTGATCCGGTCCTTGCCCTTGCGTTTCAGCAGTTCGTCGAGCGCAACAAACACGGGCGTCCGGTTGTTCTTGCCTGCCTTGATCGCGAGCACGCGGCTTTCGGCGACCTCAACGGTGAAGCCCATGACCGTCTCGTAGACCGAACCGATCTGCTCGACGTCCAGCGTGCGGTAGGACAGCGGGGCTCCGGGTTGGACAGGGACTGATACTGCACCTCGATCGCCTCGGATCGGCGGATTGCGTCGACCACAGACCGAAGGGTTTGAGGATCGACGCCGCGCGCCGGGGTAGGCGCGGAATCGTAGGCGGGCAGTCCCGCGATCCAGCAGTCGTCCTCATCGAGGATGCCGTCAGCGACCGACCGCAGCTGGGCCAAGTATCGACCGGCATCCAGCTTGTCGAAAACCGGCTTGAAGCCAGGCTGGCGCACATAGGTCCGAAGGCTGCGGTCGTAGTCCATGTTATGAGGAGCGAGGCCGATGTAGCGGCTCAGGTCGGATGACGCCTGGTTCACCGACAGCCCGAACTGCTCCATCACATCGCTGCGGTTCACATGCCCCTCCCAAAACAGGCGGAACTCGATGAACTCGAGCCTCTGCTCGACCCCCCAACGAAGCTCCGACCTGTCGTTGCTCACCACGCTCTCCCGTCATCGGTCGATGCGCATGGAAATCATGCGCGCCCAATTTCTGGGCCTTCTTGGACCGTAGCCGCACGATGCTTGGGGATCAATCGAAAAGGGAAGGGTTGGCGCGCGATTATCCCAAGGATTGCCGCAGGTTCTGCGCGACGGCATCGGCCGCCATCCGCACTGGTTCCGCCGCGAGATGGGCGTATCGCGCCGTGGTCTGGACCTGCGTGTGGCCAAGGAGCTTGCCGATCATCGGCAGGCCCTGACCGGAAGCCACGGCCGTGGACGCGAAGGTGTGGCGCAGGTCGTGGATGCGGACGTCCTTGACCCCTGCACGGGCGCGGACGCGCTGCCAGAAGGGTTGCAGATCGCTCAGGGGCTTGCCGGACAAAGTGCCGGTGATCACCCACGGGTTGCCGTCAATGCGCTGGGCGCCCCGCAGCAGGTCCACCACCGGCTGACCTACATGGACGACCTTCGCGCCTGTCTTGGAATCCGGCAGGCGCAGGGCAGGGACGTCGAGATCGACGTAGGACCATTTCAGGGACATGATCTCGTTCAGGCGGCAACCCGTCAGGATCAGCAGGCGCGCGGCGAGGATGGCCGAGGCCAGTTCCACCCCTTCCGCTTCCATCTCGCGCAGCACCTCGCCGATCCGGCGCAGCTCGGCCGCGCTCAGGAACCGTTCGCGCTTTTCCTCGGGGTATTTCCGGATGTGCTTGCGCGGGTTGGTCCCATCAGGACGTAGGCCCCACATCTCGGACAGACTGAACATCTTCGAGATCACCTCGAGGCAGCGATTGGCCTGATAGGGAATGTGGCGCAGATCGTGGTGGAACTTCGCGACATCCGCCCGCGTGATCCCCGTGACCGTCAACTGCCCGAGGGCGGGCAGGATGAAGCGTTGAAGGTTCCGGCGATACTCTTTCCCCGTGCTCGCCTTCACGCGGATGGCGATGTGTTCCTTGTCGAACCGTTCAGCCAGTTCCTTGATCGTGATGGCCTTGCGTCCGGCGTCGCGTTCCGCGGCAGGGTCCTGCCCGTTGCGCGCGGCGGCGACGATGGTGATGGCGCGGGTCCGTGCCTGTTCGCAGGTCAACACGGTGCTGGGCCCGAGGCTGATGCGCCGTGACCGGCGCCCCGCACGGTATTGCACGACGTAGCCTTTCCGCCCGCTTGGCAGCACCCGAAGCCCGAAGCCGGGGATGTCGCTGTCCCAGACGAAGTATTCGGTGGCTTGGGGCTCTGCGGCGTCGACGATGCGCTTGGTGAGTTTGGGCATGGGAGTGGCTTCCGGGTTCTCTGGATTCCACAGTGCGCAATGCAGATGACTAGTCAACGAACACATTGATATTGCGTGTAAAAAGGAAAATCCGCGCAATCTCACGCAGGGGCTGCATCGCAGTCGAGCGCGGACAGGATGGTCCGCAGGAATCAGAACGCAGGTTCCGGTCTTTCGGCCGTGCTGCTAAGGTCCGCGAAAAGAAACGGAATCCCGATGGCGTCGAAGTCCACCCTCAACGCAAAGAACCTGGAGGCGCTGGGCACTGAGCGTCTGGCGCAGCTGCTGATCGAGATCAGCACCGGCGATGCCGCTGCCAAGCGCAAGCTGCGCCTTGCCCTGGCCGGAGCAGAAGGCCCGAGGGAGGCGGCGCGGGAGATCGCCAAGCGGCTGACCAGCATCGCGAAGGCCCGGACCTTCGTGAACTGGCAGAACCGCAAGCCGCTGGTGAAGGATCTTCAGACCCAGCGCAGCGCCATCATGGATGAGATCGCCCCGCATGATCCGGGTGAGGCTCTGGCGCTCTTGTGGCGGTTCATGGGGCTGGCCACGCCCGTGTTCGAACGCTGCGATGACAGCAGCGGCACCGTCATCGACATCTTCCACCAGGCCTGCGCCGATCTGGGCGAGGTGGCCAAGGCGGCTGATGCGGCGCCCGAGGCGCTGGCGCGGCAGGTTGTAGACGCGCTGCAGGACAACGGGTTTGGCCAGTATGACGGTTTGATCGCCATCATCGCCCCGGCGCTAGGCCCCGACGGCGTTGCGCACCTCAAGGCACTGGTTGAAGAGCTCGGCCGCACGCCGGTGCCGGTGCCGCCAAAGAGCGAATGGCAGGCTGTCGGCTGGGGCAGTGGTGGCACGCGCTATGCCCACGAGATGGAGGAACGCGCGCGGCAGAGCACAGTGGAGATGGCGCTGAAGGACATTGCCGACGTGCAGGGCGACGTCGATGGCTTCATCGCGCAGTATGACCCGAAGACCCGCAAGGTGCCAAAGATCGCGGCCGAGATCGCGCAGCGCCTGCTGGCGGCCGGCAGGGCAGGGGACGCGCTTGGCTTCATCGAGCGGGCCGAGGTGAAAGATGCGCGCTGGATCCCGCCGGAGTGGCAGGACGCCCGACTTGCCGTGCTGGAGGCGCTCGACCGGAAGGATGAGGCGCAAGCATTCCGCTGGGCGTGCTTCGAGCGCGACCTGTCGGGTGAGCACCTGCGGGCCTACCTGAAGCGTCTGCCGGATTTCGACGATATCGACGCCGAGGAACGCGCGTTGGCGCATGCTGCTGGCCATACCGACCTGCTTGGCGCACTGGCCTTCTTCCTGAACTGGCCATCGCTGGCCCATGCCGCGCAATTGCTGATCGACCGGCAGGACGAGGTCGACGGCGATCACTACGAGTTCCTGGCCCCGGCGGCCGAGACACTGGCCGAGAAGCATCCGCTGGCGGCGACGGTGGCGCTGCGGGCGATGATCGATTTCACGCTGACCGAGGGGAGGCAGAAGCGCTATGGCTATGCCGCCCAGCACTTGGCAACCTGTGCCGATTTGGCCGGACGGATCGAGGACTTCGGACCGGTTGAGCCGCACCTTGCCTACGCCGCGCGCCTGAAGGCCGAGCATGGCAAGAAGACCGGCTTCTGGTCAAAGATGGAGGAATGATGGACGTGCTACCGGAAAATCATTCCGCCACCCATTGGAAGCATGGTGGAAGCACAAGGGGGAAAACGGCTGCGCAATCCTGACAATCCGCGCGAAGGCCGCCCTCGGGGACCCGGCTTGCAACAGGCGGAAACCGCGCAACAACTCGCGATCCTGCGCGATTGTTCATGGTTCGTTCGGCACGGCTCATAACCTGAAGGCCGCAGGTTCAAATCCTGCCCCCGCAACCAGTTTTTCCATCAAGATATCAAAGGTTTAGGAAAAAGCACAGCGCCCCACGGCGCGCTTTTTGCGTTGCAACACGCCACAACACATTGCCCAAAGATTCCAAACCCTTACGATCACCCCCGATTCCTCCGTGCAACACCCATGCGACACAGTTCGGCGAGGTGTTCGCCGAACATTCTCGTCGACCTTTGCGGCGCGCATCAGGGCTCAAGCCATTCCCTGTCGGGACGAGCAAGCAAGCGAGCATTGTTGTAGGCTTGGTCAAGCGTCAGCACGGTTGAACTCAAGTAAGCAGTCTTCTCCTTGTTTTTCTCCACTGTCAGCGCAAGGTCGGCCTTCTTCGGCGTCGTGAGACAGATTGGAAGAAGAAGCTGCAATCTGCCAGGACCGCCTTTGTCCCGGAAGAACTGCGGAATCGCAACTTTGTAGTTCCGGTAGGCCCGCTTCTTGGTTTCGGCTTCCGCGGCGATCAGCAGTTGGCGTGCAGTGTACTCGTTCTTCTGCAGTTCTTGTGGGAACCGATCTAGGCGAGCAAGCACATGGTCGATGTTGATGTGCAATTCGATACGCCGGTCGAAGATCAACTCGGCGGGGTCATCAAAGAACTCCGCCAAAGGAGGCATACGATCCCCGAAGGACGAAATGAAGTCTCTATCGCTCCTCTTAACCCACCGCACTAGTTTCCAAGGTCTTTGCGCTGGATCCGAAAGCCTGCGTGCAAGGCCATAGATCTCCTCCTGGTTTTCGGTGACGAGGCCAGTGTTGAAGGCAAGCAGGCTCTCGTCAGCGCTCAGCACTACGCCCTTTTCCATTTCGAGCAGTCGTCGAAAAGTGTGTGACAAATAGCTTTCAAGGATTGGGTATTCAGTGTGGCTCTTTGTCAGCCGATAGTCCCATGGCTCATTCTCCGCCAAACCCTTGTCTTTCTCTCCTAGGCTTGCCTTCCAGTTTGCTCCGAAGAACTCGAAGTGATCGTGGAACGAATCACTATTGTCGGAACCTGGTTCAAAACCAACTCGCTTCGTATCGACAGCCGTTAGACCACGGTCACCTTGTTCAACAGAGTACTCGACGATATCGCCTGCACGCAAAGCGGAGCCAAAAGATGCAACATTGCCAGTGCTGCCAATGTGGACTTGACCGTCGTCGCCATCGATAAAGCCGAATTTCGTCGAATCGTTGTAAAACTTCACAACACCACGAAGGCGTTTGATCTCGGGTGTGCTGTCGTTCATGTGTGGATCGAGAATGACTTGGATTTTTGATGCTTGCTGACGCCCGTCCGGCAGTTCGCGAACTTCAAATTCTAGTCTAACGCCCTTTCTGAGACTGTCTGGGTTGTCAACAAACGCGTCCTTGACATAAATGTTCTTGCTCCGGTCACCGTCTGCGCCATCCGGTTCAATGTGACCGAATCGATAACCAGTTGGATGGGTCTTCCAGCCGAGGAACGTGCCGTTTGCCATTTTAATTCCGCAGTTTAGGGGTGTGTTGTGACGTCACGAGCGAACAACCCTGACCATAGGTCAGTGGAGTGCACAGAAGCAAGCGGCCCAAATTCAATCGGGCCGCTGCTCGCACAGCAGGCTATCGCCAAGTTTTTGGGGTTTTTGAACCGCGTCGTGCCTGCGCAGTTGTGCGCGGCTTCCACTTGTCCGGGTTAGTTGCAGCTGAGCCTTTGCCGTAGCCGCGACCCGGTTTTCCCTTGCTACCAGATTTTTGAAGGCCCTGGACTAGCCATCCGATCAGTCGCATTTTGGTCTCCTCTTTGCGGAATATCACCCGGAGACCTAGAGTGAGTTCCGTAGCAAAAGGCATTGTGTCCGTCAATGCTGAATATTCGTTGGCGTCGGCCAGACTGTAGGGGCCTACGCCGCCACCGTTGCCACGCCATCGAGGCGCACAGCGACGCTGGTGCTGCCATTCCCTGCCGCCTCGGTCGCCACGCCCACGAGGAAGCGCCCAGCGCCCGGCACATTGATGTTCTTTGCCGTGTTGTCCCAGGCAACGCGCGCGCCGATCCGTACCTTCAGACTGGTCTGCGTCATCGCCTGGCAAATCAACTCGCCGCCCAGCGGTTCCTCGCAGTTGTCGATGGCGATCAGCACGTCGCCTGCGATCAGGGCTGCACCGAGCCGCTTTTCCATCTCCTCCTCGGTCTTGCCCTGCGCGATGACCGGCGCGGGGCGTGCGGTGGCGATCATGCTGGCGATGTCGACCAGCATGGATTTGCCGGTGCCAGCGGTCGGCGCGTTGAACCCGTGCAGCGGTGCCGTGGGCAGCGAACGGCGGATCAAAGTGGTCAGGATGGCCGACAGCGCCACGGAGCGGTCGGCGGGCGTCACGAAGGGGAAGCTGCCGATCAGGTCACGCAGGAAGGCCAGCGCGCGCACGGCCGTGTCGCGGTCGGGCTCGCGCGGCAGAAGGGGGAAGCGTTCACCCTGCGGGTCGAACAGGAGGCCCGTCTGCGCGTCATAGCCCGGTTGGTCGAGGATCGAGCCATCCTCGCGCAGCGTGGGCGCGTTGATGATCCCGGTCAGCACCGGCAGACGCCACTGGCCCTCACGCGCCAGATAGGTTTCTGCGAGGCGCTGAGAGCAGTCGGTGGGGATCCAGTCCCCGGCACGCATGTCGTAGCGTTCCCAATATGCGGCCTTGGTGAAGGCCTCGGCCATGTGGTGGGCCCGGACATGGATGAGGCGCGGCGCGTCGATCTGCCTGCCGCCCGAGATCGCCACCGGCACCATGGCCGGGCGCACGACAATGCTGCCGCGCTGGTAGAGGCCCAGCCCTGCCCCCAGCAGCGCCTGTTCCGCCTCGTCGATGGTCTCGGGCATCATGCCCGCGCGGATGCGAATGAGAGGGCGGTTGCCCTCGGCCGCGCCATCGTCGGACGCCTCCCGGCTGGGGTGGGTCGTGCGCACGCGGCGGTGTTTCTCGGCCCGCCAGCCGTTCTGCCGGGCCAGCCAGAAGAGGGTGCCTACCGTGACATTGCGCACGGTGGCGAAGCTGTCCCACTTCTGCGCGGTGTGGGCGGGGTCGTTCTTCGCGGCCTCCGCCGACCAGGCCTCCCACAGGGCGCGGCCATCGGGGCCGAGCGCAGCATAGAGGGCGAGACCCACCTTGATCCAGTCGTCATAGGGCAGGTCGTTGTTCGGGATATGGGCGATGGCCTCCGCGATCAGATCCTGTGACGGCGCTTCTTTCGGCTTAAGGCCCGCGACCTTGCGCCCCTCGCGGTCGATGTCGCGCTTCTCTGTGCTGGTCTGGCCGCCCGCCTTGCGCAACGCCTGCTCGGCGGCGGCGATGAAGGCGGCGCAGGTGTCGCGGCTGACCAAGGGCAGATCGGCCAGCGGCACATTGAGCGGCGAGCGGTCGGGCCAGTGGTAGGGCGCCTTCGTGCCCGGGTGGATGCCGAAGCCCACGAACTGCTGCCCGGTCGCCAGCACCTCAACGCGCGCCACCGTGCCGTCCAGCATCTGGAACTCGCTGGTCTGCACCTTGTCGAAGGGCGCATCGGTGCGGAAGGCAAGCAGGCATTTCGGGGCCTTGCCGATGCGCAGGAGCGGCGTCGGGCCGAGCATCGCCAAGCCCATGTCCCGCAGCCGGTCTGCCTGGCCTGCGTCCAGCACGTCGATATCGACGCCGACCAGATCGCCGCAGAGAAGCCCGGTGTTGGTGCAGTTGCGCTGCGCCCGCGCCCAGCGGGCGATCTCGGCCTCGTCGGCGCTGGCGCAGACCGTCTCCCATCCCTTCATCATCGGCCGCTTGCCCGCCGCCTTCATCGCGACATGCGCGCCAAGCACCGGCACCGGGCGATAGCCGTTGCGATGAAGCGCCAGGCGCAGGTCGGTCGGATCCTCGGGCAGGGCAATGGGGAACGCGCCGCCTGCGTCATCGCCGGTCGTGTCGTCGGTCAGGCGGGTCGCGTCCTCCATGGTCAATCCTCCTCCACCAGGTCCCACATCGCGAAGTCGTCGTTCCAGCGTTCTTCATACCCGGCCAGGCTGCCGATCAGGCGCTGCGGCCCGTAGTAGACCCGCTCGGCGATGTGGCGCGGATCGCGGTCCCGCGGCGTCGTGACCCGGAGCGTGCAGTCCAATTCCGACCGCAGCCGGTCCAGCGCGGCAACCGCCTGTCGCGCCTCGATGTGGGGCGAGGTGCCGGGCAGGGACTGCCGCACGACATACATGAGCACATCGCGACAGCCCCGGATGCGATTGCCCAGCACCACATGATCGTCGGTGGTGATGTCGAGAAGCCAGTCCTCGCTCATTGCGCGCCCTCCTGCATCTCGATCCAGCCGAGCAGCCGGGATTTCCGCGCACAGATGACATTGCCCATCCGGAAGACCGGCAGCTTCACCTTGGCCTCGCTGGCGTAGTAATAGACCTTCCGTCGCTGCCCCGCGTCGCCGAAGACGAATTGCGCAATGGCGTCCGCACCGCGCAACAGATCGTCGGCCAGCGCCGGGCAAGCCTCTCCCGTGGCGGGACGAGCCCGCATTCCTTCCTGCATGTCCTGTCCTCCTAGGTGCGGATCAGCGCGCCCAGCGCGTTGATCGTTCTGTAGCCGACGGCGAAGGTGATCATGGCATCTCCGCCGACACTGAAATCCTCTTGTTCCCTTTGCTCCCGCTCGGGACCTTCCGGCAATTCGAACTGGGCCAGAAGCGCAAGTTGTGGGTAGCCAAGGCCCGCATTGTCGTTCTGGAAAGCGATCTTCCCTGTCAGAAATCGCCGCTCGATCTCGACGCGCAGATATGGATCGCGCATTCCCGCCATGGCTTGGGTCAGGGTGCCGAGACGAACCCCTTCAATCAGGGAAGCCACGGTTTCCCCGAAGCTCTGCTCTTCGTTCCCATCAGGCATTAGGATGTCGAGGATGGCTTCGGGAAGATCGGCCCAGCCCTCACGCTTTTCGGCTGGCAGCCCAAGTTTCGTGTCGATTTCCTCCATCACCAGCGGCCAGTATGCTTCGACGGCACTGGCAGCGTCCTTGACCTGATCGGCCGCCATGATCGCGATCAGCAGCCGCGCGCAGTCCGTCGCGGTCATCTGCGCTGCGCCCGGTCCTCTTCCCCCCGACGAGATCAGTTTGGCCTCACGCAGGTGCCGCGCATACATCGCCACCGTCTGCTCCGGCATTGGCAGAACCTGTGCCAGTGTGGGGATGAGATCGCTCAGCTTGGCCATCAGCGCAGATGTCTCCTCGGGGTGTTTCGGACCATAACTCCAAAACTACTGGCGCACAAGATGGTTTCAGAGTAAAAGTCCAAAACAGGTATCCGGCCCGGTCTTTCCCCTCGCCAACTCGGCAGACCCATGGCAACACCGCAGGCTGACCGGATCAACCCATTGTTAGAGCGAGGAAATCATGGCCACGATCCGCAAACGCACGCTGCCCTCGGGCCTGGTTCGGTGGCAGGTGGATTTCACCGACCAAGCGGGCAAGCGGCGGTCAAAGCTGTTCCCGCGCCGCAAGGACGCCGACGTCTATCTGGTCAAGGTCCGCTCGCTGGTCGCCAACCACACCTACCTGGCCGACAGCGACAGCACGACAGTGGCCGATGCCGCGAAGGCGTGGCTCGACCATTGCGAGGTGCGCTGCAAGACGGGGCGGCGGATGGAGCGGTCCACCCTGCGCGGTTACAGCGACTATGTGCGCCTGCACATCACCGCGCCCGACATCGGTATCGGGGACAAGCTGATCGCCCAACTGACTCGCCGCCACGTCAACGAGTTCCGCGACCGCATGCTGCTGAACGGCCGGTCCGAGCATCTGACCCGGCGCGCGCTGTCGGTGCTGAAGCTGTTGCTCGACCACGCCATCGATAATGGCCAGTTGTTCACCAACGCCGCCCAAGGGGTGCGGGTGATCAAGTCCAGCCGGATCGAACACAAAGCCCCGGTGCCGACCAAGGAAGCGATCCGCGCCCTCATCGAGGCGGCCGACGAGGATTTCAAACCGCATCTGATCGTGTCGGCGCTGGGCGGCTTGCGCGCCTCCGAACTGCGGGGTCTTCGCTGGACCGATGTGGATTTCGACAAGGGCTTCCTGCACATCCGCCAGCGCGCCGACGCCTACAACCAGATGGGCGAGCCGAAATCGCGAGCAGGTTTCCGTGACATCCCGGCCGGGCCCATGGTGCTGAACGCCCTGCGCCGCTGGAAACTGCGCTGCCCGAAGAACGCCCTCGACCTCGTTTTCCCCGCGCCGCAGGGCGGGATCCTCCAGCACACCAAGACCCAAGCCCGGTTCCGCAAGCTGCTGGATAAGGTCGAGGTCACGATGCGCTGGCACGACCTGCGCCACTTCGCCGTGTCGCTGTGGATCGAGCAGGGCTTCTCGATCAAGGAGGTGATGACCTTCGCGGGCCACTCCTCCATCCAGATGACCATGGAACGCTACGGCCACCTGTTCCCGTCACCCGACCACCAGAAGGCCATGGCGATGGTGGAGGCGAAGCTGCTGGGGTGACAGGGGAGAATACGCAAGGTATCCATTGGGTTAAAGTCCTTTGGAAATCGCCTGACATGAACATTGCACCCGATGCGCCCGATGAAAACGAAGAGGACGTGGTCCTGACCCGCGAGGAACCTGCTGGCGACTCCGGATTCATCAAGTTCTATGGGCTGTATTGGCGGAAAGATCTGATCGAATGGAACGCGCGGCAACTTCTCGGCCAGCCGGGAGGCTGGATGGGGAAGGGGAAGGTTGCTGCGAACTTTGACAGACGGAAGCTCCAGATGAATTTCTGGGGTCAGAAAGGGGTCTATGTACTCTACGACGACTCCTTGCATCCAGTTTATGCCGGCCAGGCAGGATTGACCCGGCGCGATTCAGCGGGCGGTCAGGCGATTGGCGACCGTCTCAACATGCATCGGCAGGGCGTGTATCGGAACGGCTGGAGCCTGTTTTCGTGGTTCGGCTTCATGGAAGTCGACAAGTTCAACCTGAAGACCGAGAAGGATGAAGCGCGACGACTGTCGCCAAGGTGGGAGTTCAAGGCGCAAGGGGAAAGCAATCTGAACTTGCTGCTCGCCTCCTTCGAAGCGATCTTGATCGAAGGGTTCGCGCCACGGTTCAATGCACGCGGCGGAGATTTGAAGAAGGCGGTCTTAGTGAACCAGTTCGAGAACTGAGCGCGGTCTGATTCCCGTTTCGTCCCAATGGTTTGCGGCTGCTCCGTGCGACACGACGCCGACGTTGCGACCTCGAAAATCGTCTAACAAACGGAAATCACGGGCTTATTTTAGAGGGATGGGTAGCCCTCATAACCTGAAGGCCGCAGGTTCAAATCCTGCCCCCGCAACCAAAATACTTAAATATATCAGAGCCTTGCGCAGCGCCCTCCGGGGCGCTTTCTGCATTCGCGCACCCAACATCAACGCCACATCAACACCCAGCCAGAAAAACCGCGCTAGCACGCATAAGCGCGCAGTCGCAGGCAATGGCGGGCAACTCGCAGTTGCGCACCTCCTTGCTTCCCGCCATCATCGGCCCGTAGTTCCAGACGGTGAATTGACGACGACGGATTTTGCCCTCGGCTTCCTGACCTTGGAACGTCACCATTCGGCGAGGCAGGCGGCGGTACGATGCAACAGGACGAATTCCGGAAGTGGCTTGTCGCTCAGGGCCAGACGGAGGCAACTGCCTCGTCTCGGGCGAGCAGCGCCAGGCGCGTTGAACAGTATCTGGGCGATCTGGACGAGTTGTTCGCGCAAGAGGATCGGGACAGCGTCCTTAACCGTTTTGCCTACACCGCCGAGGATGAACGGGCAGAACGTCCCAATCCCTCGCCTGTCCCGATCGACGGTGTATTGCGCACGGGTCTTGCCAGCCTCCAACAAGCCCTGAAGCTGTACCATTCCTTCCTGACCGAACAATCCAATGTGCCTGACAAGGCCGAACATCAGGCATTGGTCGACCGCCTCACCCGCAAGGAAATCGAGGCGGCGATGCAGGAATGCGATCAACTTGGTCTGAAGGCGTTCCTCGCCCGTGGTGGCTTTGCCAGCCCGCAGGTCTGGGTCAGCGATGAAGGCAAGGATCAGACCTATCCCGCGAAGGCCACCGTCGCAGCAGCTTTGGGGCATCTTCCCGATGGCCGCGCCCTCGCAGCGAAGGAATTCTTCAACGGCTTCGGAGAGGCGCAATCATTCGCCAAACTTGAGGCTCTCGGGTTCCAGATCATTCGCAAGGGGACCAATGGCAAGGATGACGCCTTCACTCGCGAGAGGATCGAGGGTGCGATGGACGCCTACGAAGAGTTCCGCAGGTCAGGTGCACATGCCGATGCGTTCTCGAGTTTCGGCGAGCCGAAGGATTTTTGGGTGCGGTCCAGCCGCCCGCGCCAGGACAAGCGCTTCCCGACGAAGCCAATTGTCGGGTACCTCTTGGGCAAGGCGTCGAACACATTCAATGGCGGGTGGAGCCAACCGGGCGACGCAGCCGCAAGACTGCATGCGGCGGGCTACGTCATCGTCGATCAGCATGACACGCCGCTGCCGCTGCCCGACCAACACACCCATCTGATGCGCGGGGCGGAACGCGCGCGGCTCGTCGCCCTGAATTACTTCATCGAGCCTGCTCGGGAAGCCGGGCTGTCTGCGGTTACGATCCGCGCCGGAGATCTGCATGACATGTCGGGCCTTGTGAAGAACTGGGCGAATGTCTGTCAGGCGCTCGAAGGCGAATTGTTTCAGAAGCTTGCCTCTGTCCTGGCGCCCACGCGCTCCGGACCGGAGCGCAGTACAACGACCGAATACACCTTCGTCCTGGCACAGGACGGGGCTTCGAAGGACGAGATCATGCCACACGCCGTTCAGACTGCGACCACCAACCTGATCCTCTACGGACCTCCAGGCACCGGCAAAACCTACCAGACTGCGTGGGAGGCGGTTCGCCTCTGTTTGGGCGACGCAGTTGCTGCTGATCTCTCCGGCGAGAACAACCGTGATCGGTTGATGGCGGAATACCGGCGCTTGATGACGGAGAAGCGGATCGAGTTCGTAACCTTCCACCAGTCGATGTCCTACGAGGAATTCGTCGAGGGGCTGAGGCCGAATACCGGCCAAGATGGGCCGGATGCGGTGCCTGACTCCACAGCCAATGCGGCCGGATTCCGCTTAAAGGACGAGCCCGGGATATTCCGGACAATTTGCGCGCGGGCTGAGCGGGACTCCGGAGAGAACGCGGACGCAAACCGGCTTGATCGTTCGCGGCGCATCATTCGACTCGGACTTACAGGGACTAACTGGCGAGAGAAACTCGACCGGGCCATTCGCGAGGAAACAGTCGAGTGGCCCCATGGCGGTGATGTGGACTGGTCACCTCCCGAGTACGACAGTTGGGATGCTGTTAAGGCGAAACGACAGGAGGAGGAGCCCGAGATCATCGGGAACCATCCGACAGTTTATGGGACGTGGTTGTTTCGTGGCGCAGAACCCGGTGACTACGTGGCACTCACCGTAGGAAAGGGGAGGATCGTCGCGGTCGGAAAGCTGAAAGGCGAATATCAGTTCACATTGGGCGTTTCTGGTCAGCCGCCTCGCCACTCGCGTGCCGTGGAATGGCTGTGGCACAGCATAGAGGGTGTGAGTCGCGCCGGGATCTACGGTAAAGATTTCACTTCCTTTCATACGGCCTATCCATTGCTCGAGGATCAACTGACATGGGACGTACTGGACACCGTGATATTCGGCCCGAAGGCTATGCCGCAACTTGAAGTGGCGCGGCCCTTCGTCCTGATCATCGACGAAATCAACCGCGCCAATATCTCGAAGGTCTTTGGCGAACTGATCACGCTCCTGGAACCGGACAAACGCCTCGGGCGGCGCGACGAAATCCAGCTGACCTTGCCCTATTCGAAGAAGCGCTTCGGGGTGCCGCCCAACCTGCATATCATCGGCACGATGAACACGGCCGACCGTTCGATTGCGCTGCTGGATACCGCCCTGCGCCGTCGGTTCACCTTCAAGGAACTGATGCCGGATCCGGACATTCTTTCGCCGAACGTCGGCGGGATCAATCTGCGCGAGTTGTTGAAGACGATCAACGAACGCATCGAGTATCTCTTCGACCGTGAACACCAGATCGGGCACGCCTATTTCAGCGGATGCAAGTCTGCGGAAGAAGTCGAGGACGTGATGCGGCACAAGGTCATTCCGCTGTTGGCGGAGTACTTTTACGAGGAATGGACAAAGGTGGCCGCTGTTCTAGGTGATTCACCAAATGCGAAAGCGGCTAGATTTCTAGAAGTCATCCCATGGAATAAGTCTGTCATGATTGGCGACGATTTCACCGGTGAAAAACTGCGCTGGCGCGTGAAGGACGCATTCGACTTCTCCGAGTTCAAAGCCTGATGCCCCCCTGGTCGGTTCGCGAATGGGAGGCCGTGCCCTATGGCGATGAGGAGGGATGCATTCCAACGCATCTTGCCCAGCGACTTTTTGCACTGGCCAAGGCATCCCCCTTCGCCGGGCGTGGCGGCGGTGGTGTGCTGAAACGTGAGGATGATCGGATAAAGGCGCAGGGCGTGGTCGGCGTTCTGGCGGTGCCGGGCTGCACGCTGGAAATCCTGCCGAAGATCGATGTCGGCGAAAAGGAAGGATCGGCACAAGAGACGCGCGAAATCCGCAAGCGCCTTGTCCACATGCTGGCGGTGGCTCTCGACCTGAAGATACAGACCGGGCGCATGACCGACCTCGACTGGCAGCGCGAAACGCTGCTGGAAATCCTGATCCGCATCTTTTGCAACAAGCTGACCGAGGCGGTGCGACGGGGCATGCCGCGGCGCTACACCCTGCACGATGATGACCTGCCGACCTTGCGGGGATCGCTGGATATCCCGCGCCAGTTTACCCGCCATCTCGCAAACCCGGGCCGTCTCGCGTGCCGCTATGACGAGTTGTCCGAGGATATCGCCCTCAACCGCATCATGAAGGCGACCATCGCGCATCTGGCGGGCATGTCGCGCAACGCGACGAACGTCCAGCGCCTGCGGGAACTGGCCTTCGTCTATGCCGAGGTTGCGGAAGTGCAGCTCCCGGCCCTGCGGTGGGACGATGTTGTCATCGACCGCACCAACAGTGCTTGGCAGGAACTCTTTGGAATGGCGCAGCTGTTCCTGCGCAACCGGTACCAAACGACCAGTGCTGGGTCGGGGCAGGGATCGGCCCTGCTCTTCGAGATGAATGCCCTGTTCGAGGAGTACATCGGCCGTCTGGTGACGCGGGCGCTGGCGGGGTCCGAATTCCGCGTGACCCTGCAGGGTGGCCGCCTATTTTGTCTGACGTCGGTCGATGACGAACGTGCGGTTTTCCAGACCAAGCCCGACATCCTCATCAAGCTTGGCGATCAGGTTGCCCATGTGATCGACACCAAATGGAAGCGGATTTCCGACCGGATCGACGATCCGAAACAGGGGGTCTCCCAGGCGGACGTCTACCAGATGATGGCCTACGCCCACCTCTATAAGGCCCCGCGCCTGACGCTGCTTTATCCCCACCATGCGGGTTTGGGTGACGAGGAAGGGATCCGCGCGCGGTTCCGTGTGACGGGTCAGGAAACGCTTCTGGAAACGGCGAGCTTTGACATCTCCACCGGTACCGAACTGGTGGACCGCATTCGTGCTCGGATACTCACTGGCCTCGAAGAAATGTCCCCCTCAATCCCGTGAGGGCGAACGGCCAGCCCCTGCGAGGTGCACAATTGTGCCCATCACTCCGTGAGACAAGCAGGGCAGCACCTGACATCATCAACTCGCAGCGAATCCCTGCTGCTCGTTGACATCGTGAATCCATGAACCGGGCCGGGCGATGCGCCGCGGTCGAGGCGTCTGGCGCTTGCCTCGTGGCAGGCTTCGCCCGGCTCGGATTTCACCTGCACGCCCGTGCCTGATCGCGCAACACGGCGTAATCGCCGAGCATCCGGACGATGACAGCCTCTCCCGGCAAAGCCTCGACCTCATCGTAAGCGTCGCCTGAACCCCACCTTCCTGGCTTGGTCGTAATCGGCTGATTGGAGCCTGATGTTGATCAGGACGGAGTTTCTCCATGGAGGCTGG